CAGCTTGCCGACGTGTTTGGGCTTGTAACTTACGTTCCCGAAGAAGCCCACTCCCCACAGCCACGACCAGAGCGTACGCGGGTCTTTGTCCGGGCCTTCCATCCAGAACAGCTCGGGCATGAGGCTGGAGATCGTCACGTGCGACGTGTTCAACATGTAGCCGGTGTTGGCCGGGCAGTCGAAGTCGCTGACAATGGCGCAACCGTCCTGGTTGAGCACGTTGCCGAAACCGAGATCGTTGGCGCCCTTGTGCGGGACGCTGATGCGTCGGATGGCCTCTTCGTGGTTCTTGTAACCGGTGAAGAGGTTCGGCGCGAGAACGCACACATCGGGCATGCCATCTTCGCCACCGGTCGTGGTCAACCACGTGATCAGTTGGCTGATGGCGCGCCAGCAGTTGGCTTCCCAGGTCGTGGCACCGGTTCCCCAGGCGGACGAGGACCAGTTGACGAGCTTCGGCGCGTTGAAGTCGTACTCACTCGAACCCTGACCGTGCGGCCAGTCCGTCGCCAGGGTGGCGTTCGGGAACGTCGTCAGGTTGGCGGACCACGATCCACCGTAGGTCCCCAGCACCGTGGACAGCGAATCCAAGCCGTACGTGTCGTTCGGCGTGGCGAGGATGTCCGTGGCGGCGGGCGTGGTCTCGGTCAGGAACGTCTCCAGACCATGCACGCAGTTCTCGCGCCCGGTCGAGTCACCATCCTTGTAAAGCTCGCCGCTGAAGTTGTCCTTGATGGACTTCATCAGCCGATTCGACTTGGTCTGGAACAGGTTGATCAGGGCTTCCTGACCGCTGTTCATGGCGTTCTGCTTCTTGGTCAGGGTGTCGGTCGCGACGTATCCACGCCAGTCGATGCGCACCTTGCGGAATGCGTCGTGGTTGGAGAAGTCGACCACACCACCATCGCTGTAGCTCTCAACCGGAGGCTGCGAGTATTCGAGTTGCCACTGGCACTCGTCGCCGCTTTGGTTGTAGAGGATGCGACCCTTCTGACGGTAGCGAGCCAGCAGATACCGGCTGCGCAACGTGAGATCCGATGCGCCCTTCATGTACTTGGGGCGCGTTGTGTTGGCTATGCCAACCCATTCATCAGACATGTTTCACCTCTGTTTAACGTGGGCCCAAGCCTTGGGCGGAACGAAAAGCGGTTGCGAACATGCTGTTCAGTTCGTTCTCATTGACGCTCACCGGATCATCAGGTGCATGCGCAGAGGCGCCGCCCGCCTGGGGAGAGTGCGAGGCTCTTTGCAGGGCAGTCTGCAAAAACGTTGCCTGCTGAGTCGCACTCGCCACTTTCGGATCGATCGCAGGCGGGGGCACGGGAGGTGCCTGCTGCACACCCTGTGCTGCGGCCTGCATGTTCGGCGTGGGTTGTGGTGTCGGGGTTGCCTGCGCGCTGGGGTTGCCCATCCTTCGCATCGCGAGGGAGATCAGCCGAGTCGGGTCGGTGACTCCTGCCTCGCGCAGCGTGTCGATCTCGTCGTAGAAGTCCTGCCCGCGTTGCGTGAGGACGCGCTGACCGGTGCCGGGATCGACGGCATAAAGCCACGGGGCGTTCTCTTGCTCGAACGTGTTGACCCGCTGCTCGGTGCTCTGCCGGGCCAATTGCTCGGCCACCATCTGCTCGATGTCCGACTTCCAGGCGCGCTGGAGCGGCTCGCGCAGCACGTCGTAGAACTGCCGGTACGGGTTCCCGCGTGTGATTCCCTGCCACTGCTGAGCGGTCCACCCGGCAGCCTGATTGAGTCCAGACAGCAGGGGAATTGCCATGCTTTCACAGCCAGGCGCCGCCTCATACAAACCGGTCTCGGCGTTTCGCTGCACGATTCCCTGCTGGATGGCGTAGGTGTAGGTATCCTCCCACTTGGGAGACGCCCACTTCTCGCCGAAGTACCCATCCTCGGTCCATTCCGCTTCGGCGGGTTTTCCTTCCTGAGCGGCTTGCTGGGCCCGGCCCTGGTCTCCCTGCTGTTCGAAGTAGCCGCGAATCTGGTCCGCATAGGGAGCCATCTGCTGACCGTAGTTCGCATAAGGACGCGTGCGGACAATGTGGTCCCGCATCACTTGTGCGATCTGCTCGTCCGACAGGCCCTCTACCTGGAAGCCCGCTTCACGTGCGGCATTGGCGAACGGAGACGGCTGACTCGGAACAGCCCCTTGTGTTGGCGGCGCAGACTGCTGACCATCAGGCTGAACAGGCGGGGATGCTTGTGCCTGTTGACCAGCACCCTGCGCTGCGGGTGCATCCGACTGCGGGGGAGCACTCGCAGCGGGTGGCGTCGTTGGTTGCACTGGCGTAGCGGCGCTGTTCGCCGCCATCGCGTCGGTAAACGCCGACTGGAAGTTTGAGTTGTCGTTTTCGTTTTCGAGTGGCATCGCAGATTCCGGTTTCGTTTTCGGGGTTGAGCTTCGGCCTGCTGTCACAATTGATACACCAACGAACACCGACCGGCTTTGACGTTTCTTATGATGTGGTATAGAGTTGCGCAGGATGGGAGCACATGGCGGGGAGCTGCATGAAGATCAATCCTTTGACAGAACAGGTCATGCCATTGAGCCAGCTCGGAAGGAAACTTCCAGGTCGGCCCAAGTACACAACGCTTTTGGATTGGTGCAAAAGAGGACGCATGAACTGGTGCACACGCAAGCGCGTCCGAATGGAAATCATCACGTTGCCTGGAGGGCAAGCGTCGTCGCTCGAAGCCTACTTGCGCTTCGTGGATAAACTAAATGAGGGCCGATGACTCTTTACAGAGCGTCGGAAATCTACTACCCTCAAAGGCGATTCACAACCGCATCTTTACCTCAGGAGGGCCAATCATGCTCGCTCCCATTCGTCGTCCAATGGCGTTCGGATACGCCCGCGTCTCGGACATTTCCCAGATCAAGAAGGATGACAGCGTTCCGTTTCAAGAGGGCCGCATAGAAGCCTACTACCGCTACCAACTCGCCGAGAAAGGCGTGGACTGGGGCGGCGTGCACTACGACAAAGTCGCCGTCAGCGCTTACACAAAGCCATTTCATCGGCGCAAGATCGGCGCCAAACTGATGGAAATCATGCAGGATGGCGACCACCTCATCATCGATAAGATCGATCGTCTCTCACGCAAGACTCGCGATTTCTACTCGATCATGGACTGGATGGACAAGCATCACATTTCGATTCACGTCTGTTCGTTTCAGGGAGGGACGATCGATTTCAGCTCTCCGATCGGGAGAATGCTGGTAGGAATTATCGCGATGTTCGCGCAGTTCGAATCGGAACAACTCTCCGAGCGCAAGCGCACCAACGATGCGGAGCTACGCAGGCTCGGGCGATGCACGACGAAGTATCCGCCGCCCGGCACGAAGTACATTATGAAGAAGGGGTCCGATGGGAAGAAGCTCCGGTACGCGATCTGGGAAAAGAACGATCGCGCCATCATGGGAGAGATCGTGCGTCTCCGAGACGAAGAGAACATGAATTGGAGCGAGATCTCCGACGCAATCGAGATGCACCTCGCGCAGAAGAATGGGCGGGTCTTCAAGAAGTCGGCGTTTTATCCGAAGCGGTGGAAACGAGATCGCTGTCAAGACGCATACAATATCGAGCGGTATTATCGCGACCACAACATTCGCGACGTGACCGAGATCCCTTCGAACCTGACAGTCGCCGCGCAGGAGCACGCTCGCAAGATGAAGTACATGTCGTAATCACGAGCGACTCACCGACGCAACACAAAAGGCCCGCAACTTGGCGGGCCTTTCTCTTGTGACAAAGAGTATCCCTACGCTTTGGGAACAAACCGAATCGACTCGGGCATGATGACGGTGCGATTGATGAAGTCTGCTTGGAGATGGCCGACCACAATCTCTTCGCCCATATGGTACTTGTCCTTAAACCATCCGCCAAACTTGCCAGTCGCGCCAACTGCAGCGACCATCGGTTGCACCTCGAATCCGTTCGCACGCAACACGTCATCGCTGTTGTGTTCCTTGCGAGGGCATGCGTCCTGCTTGACATCCACGTCATAGTCGTCCGCTGGCTGCTTCAAGTCCTCACCGTTCAGCTTCGCCAACAACTCCTTGTAGGGAATGTCGACTTCCCAGATCGGATACGCATCGATCGACCAGATCCAACAGGTCTTGTCAGGAGTACCTCCAGGCTTTACGACGTTAATCAGTTCCGAGTCGATCGCCTTCACCTCGAAGTCAGAGTGCCCGGCATCCTTCAGCTTCAGTTCAATCCACATCATTCCGCTCCCCAGAAAGACAACCTAAAAAGCATCTCGCACACGCTGGCACGCATCGCACGTCGCCTTGTACCGCCGAATGTCGTGACCTCCCTGCTCAACGTGCTTCATATGACCGCAGCGAACGCATACCGTCAGAGCTGCAAAGTTGCGGAGGTGCTCCACGATCACGCGCCGATCGAACAGACTTGCAGCAGCGTCCTCCGCGCGAAACACGTATCCGCATCGCTCGCAGATCATGTGATGACTTCCGCCTCCATTTTGGTGATACTCAATCCCGTACACCCAGGCGCACACACCTGATAGAGTTTGCCAGCGAACAGCACGCCTTTTGACCCTCGCGAACCAAGGACAGCTTTGATAACACGTTCGCACTCCAGGTATGCCGAGTGCTCATCCTTTTTGCACTCATCAAGTGCGGCATCCGCTGCCTCGCGATCACTTGTCGCATTGTTCAGTGCAATAACCGCCGCCTTAACTTTGTCCATGCCGTTCATCCGTCATACTCCGTGATAGGTCTTGAGTTCGTGGCAGTAATCGTGAAAGCGTTTGAGCAGTCTATCCTTCATATCGACGATGCAACCATCCGCAACGCCAGGACCCATGTGCATGTCTCGGGTCACGTCGATTTCATCCTTCATCTCGTGAAGTGATCCGACCTTCTCAACTTTGCACGTCGCGACGATTCGCAATCCTTGCCGTTCAACCAGTGTCTGGCGCCAGTATTCGACACCATCCATGAAGACCGTTTCAGTCTTGAGATACAGAGTCTCCCACATTGCCATGTCCTTACGCTTTCGGTGTGTACCCGCAGTCACACGCTTCCTCGACCTTGCTCTCGACGGACCACGCACTACTCGGATTCAGAATCGTCGTGATGAACAACTCGCCAAGGCCCATCTGCTTCCACGCGTTATGGCCGTTAGGAATGTACACGCGAATAATCTGCGCGTTCACGATCTTCCCGTGCACGAAGTCGACTGCAAGGACAAAGGTCGCGTCCTTGACATTAGTGACAGCGGCTTTCAGCGAATGACTCCAACCGCTTAATCCACCCAACAGTGAGACCGCCATGTACCGCACCTGCGTGGGCGGCTTGATGTTGAATCCACCATTCGTTCCGCTTGTCCCATCGTCTGTCCATGACATCAAAACGCTTTTCCCGCTGTCCTTCAGTTCCGCATAACCAAACCACACATACGTCCCGTTGGCAGGATTCGGAAGCCTTCCGACAACCACCGCCTTGCAGCCGTTCTCGCACTCAAACTCCCCCGCCTTCATCCACGTCATAGCTCGATCTCCGGTCTTTGGTACTCGTGTTGAACACCCAATCGCTCACACTGCTCGGGCGTCAGATCATGCAACGCCGACTGCAACGAGTCATGGAACTCCATGACACCACAGGCACGTCAGCCCCAGCCTGTGTAATCGCATCCTGCACTCATCACCGCGAACGGTCCTTCCTCTCCGCTCCACGACACGACTGCGAGCCAGTCATCGCCTTCGTTCTCACCTTCAACCGCGTAATGAACCTCCGTCACTTTCGTGACTGGGTTATTGTGGATGCGATCTGAGTACGGCATGTGGCAATGATGGTAAGCCTCGTAAAACGCACAGGACCAATCGTAATCATCTAGCATTTCAGCGGGCGTGATCTTGCTCGTCATCGCATTACTCCATCCCAGCAAGCGTCTTTTTCAGCGACTCAACCAGCCTATCGGACGACTTGGCAAACGCTGCATAGATCGCATCGAGTTGCTCCTGCGTCACTCCGCGCCGCTTGAGTTCAGCGTGAAACTGATCGAACGTGTCTGGCACATGACGGTCTGGACGATAGAGCGGATGAATACGTTCCGTGACCACCCGCTCTATCTCCAGGTCGTGCTTCTCAAGCCAATCCTGATTCGGCCACACGTACGTCCAGATCCACACGCGCCGAATCAGTATCGCCACGTAATGCAATCCAATCGGATAGCACCACGCGACTTGCCGCATCACGTCGTAGTACACGACGCGGTATCCACGTGGAATCATCTCGCCATGCTTCGTCATCTTCCAAAACATCACTTGCCTCCTTGTTCTTCCATGTGTTTCTTGAACTCACGCATCGACTGGCAATACTCGCTCATGTCCCGCAGGTCATAATCTTCCATGTACCACGACAGCGTGATCGCAAGGATGCTGGCAGACTCCGAGTCGCGGCGCCACAGGAAGCGAAGCATTGAGTTGATCAACTTCACGGCATCACCTCACTTAGGCAGCGACTTGAACGTCAGCGAGTACGATCCATCCTCGAACGTCTCCAACGTCGCATGCACGTCCCGCGTGTGATCCTCCAACAGGTCCTGCAGCTCCGTCTTGGAGTTGTCCTCAAACGACTTCGCATACTCCCCACCACACTGATTGATCACCACCTTCCCGTTCTCAATCACCGTCCAACTCACATTCCGTTCCGTGTTGTTCTCAACCATCGCTATCAACTCCTCACTTCTTTGAAAAAAACCGCGCCGCCCGTTGTCAGAGAGCGGCGCGGCAGAAAGCGTCCCTTTGATGTTGCCCTGTCGCACCGCTACGGAGGGTGACGCCACTTGGGCCAACCAGGAACGACCTTTGACCCTACCACCTGCGCGGCCAGCAAGTGGCGGTCAGAGGACTCACACAACCGCTCCGCGCAAAGTGTACCAATGTGAATCTCGATCAGCGGAACATGCCGTCCATAACGCACACGCAGCTCCGACTCGATCTGCCGCTTCATCTCCACGCACAATCGCAGGGCTTCCGACACGAACGCTACCGCAGGAACTTCCGCCGCGTCGAGATAGACAGGCACGATCTGGACCTGGGGGATTCCATTGCCATCCTGAAACGTCACTGCGAAGTGTGACAAGATAGTGTCACTGCACTGACAGCACTTGCATTCAGATGATGAACTCCGTCTCATCGGCAAGCTCAGGTCTCCCGCAGTGTAAAAAACGCGTGGCGGGTCAGAAGCGATTCACAACCACCCGCCACGCGCCAAGACCTCAGGGACCCGCCCGTCCCCCATCCAAGATGGCTACACCTTACCCCAACTCGAAAACGTCGTCAAGTTCCGACACGTAGGAAACTCCCGACAGGAGGCCACCTGACTGGTAGGGTCCGCCCACCTTTCCCCACCTTTTCGCCCACCTGTGGACACCACCCACCAGCGGCCCCCAGCTAAAAAAGTGCAAAATTCTTTTTGCGAACACAACTCCTTTTGTACCAACACCTTTCCGGCCATACCCCCCACCTCCAACACACCTCGCACCCACGAACCGGTGTTGATCCACTTGCAACACGTGTTAAATTCAACCTCAGCATACCGGCCAGCCGGTCAGTGCCGCCGCCCTCAGGGCTGAGTTCTACGCGGTCTCTACACCGCAACATGCTGGACGCTTCGAACAGACTCCGACTGCAGCACTAACGTCCCCTGTTCAACGTCCCTGCATCCAGCGTGTGTTTCATGCCAAAAGACGAGTGGGAAGCAAAACGAGCCGATGACCTCGCCTGGAAGGTGACGGTCCTGGATCGCAAAGCTCTCAAACACATTCGCGCCACAATCTACGCCGACAAGAAACGCCTGCAGTCACCCTCAACCGTCCTCTGGTTCGGCAAGTATCGCGGCCATTCCATCTCCACCATCCAACTCAAGGACCCCGCCTACCTGCAGTGGCTGTCCCACCAATCTATCGCCGACAGCAACTGGCAAATGCAAGCACTCGTTGCGTACCTTCGAAGGCTCCCTTCGAAGTCCAACATAGCCCCCTAATGGGCAAGCCGGTGCAGCCCGGTGCATGGGAGGGGATGAAGCCCCCGTCACAACCAACAAAGCTGCGCAAACCCGTGTCCACCAGTCCTAAGTCGGCGCGGCTGCACCTGGGTGAATCACAATCGCGGACTCCCAGTCGATGCAGAGGGTTTGTACCACCCACGGACCTGTGACGAGCAGGCTTCCGTGGGAGGGGTTTGGGGAGGGTGCCTCCTAGCGAAGCGATTCCCCCGTCCGCTAGCGCGCAGCTCAATACGCCCTCCAACAAGGTCCGAGCAACGACCGCAACACGTGTGAACCGTCAAGCACCGGTTGACACTTCGAACTCCTCGAACAGTTCAACACCCAGCACCACACCAGAGCACACCTCGAGCGCCGGCAACACACCTCGAGCGCCACACCCAAGACCCGGCAATCAGATAGTGCACCTGAGAACTGGCCGAGCTGGTAAAATAGGAAAGTTCCCAGTGAGGAAGGTCACTGATGCACGGTTGCCCGTGGGGACTGCCCCCCATCAAGCCTATGCCTCAAACGACGCAAGCCCCTACGCTGTAACGGTTTAGTTGCGGCTAACTATACAGCACAATCATACACCCTGCTACGGTGTTACGAAAACCGCATGAATCAGCCCCAATCGTACTAGTTTGGGCCTTGTTTGCACTACGTATAGGGTATAGCTTGCATAGCCACCATAGCTAGTTCCTATGTCGTATAGTTCCTACCATAGCTCATAGCTTGGAACACGTGTTCCGATTGTCTAGTCGGGCCCGTTCTGCGGTCGACCGATTGTCCCCCCTTGACTTTCGCGAGAATCGACCGAATCGACGATAACCTCTTTCGCGGGCCCGTGTTGCGTCATGCGGGTCGACCTATCGTCCCCATGTGTCCACCAAAGGGCCCGATATCGTCCAAGATTTTTTATCCTCTTCTGGGATAACGGCTTAGAATCGATTCGGCGAGAAATCCCGCAAACCGGGCTTGTGTCGGAAACTCACGACGCCGATGATAGGCGTGACGGTCGATGACGGTTTGCGATGCGAGCGGTCGACCCGCCCCGATTTCTCTCACTGGAGATTCGAACTATGGCTAATGCAACTGCATCCCGCCCCGCTTGTGTCGTCCTGACAAATGTCATGTCCTGCAGTCAAGTCCGTACGTTGTTGGACAATGGCCAAACTGACATAGACTCGTGTATCGTTTGGGCAAGTGAAACTAAACTCCCAGTTGGCGACGTAGTTACCTCGTTTGCGGGTATCTTTGATTCGGCCACTCTTGGTGCAGTGATTGGAGCCCAAACGGCATTCGCAATTGCAAGCGCCGTTAGCGCCGTCAAGCAATCAACTGCCCGAGGTATCACATGGAAAGTATCGAAGCGCGGTCTTATTAGTGTTTACGGTTTAAATGCTCGATTCCCTGTTAGCCTTTACCTTCCCCAATTGAAGCGCTTTGCTTCCAGCCTATTTGGGGTTGATGGCGACAAGTTTGATAAGACCCCTATCGGCGTATGGGCGGCAACAAATCCCACTGAGGTATTCGCAACTGCCGATTATGAGTCCGAAGCTGATCAGACTTGGTTGCGTGATGCGCGGAGCGGGAAGTACGCCCACGTTATCGTGAAAGGCGATGGCGTTGCCGTATCGTTGTCCCTTGCCGCGCCAGAATAGCTTTCCCCTGCACTCACTCTCTCACTTTGGAGATTAGATCTATGTCACAACTGCTAAGCCGAGAACAAAAGTTTTCAGTCGCGTCAATGCTTGCAACGAATACCCTTCAGCCTACGTTGAATCGACTACGTGCCGCATGCTTGGAACTTGGGATGGAAAGCGAACAATTTCTATCGTTTGCCATATTCGCCAATAAACGATATGCGAAGCGCGATGGATACATTCCCCCTGCAGTTGTCGCGATGATAAACGACTCTGATTTGTTGCTCTAGCTTTCCCCCACCTATCGTCAACCAATTGCGAAGGGCCCGATTTTATGTCGGGCCCTTTGTGCGTTTCTTGGACAATCAAAGCCCCTGCCAATTGCCACATGTGACACTTGGTTGGCTCTTTGATAACCCGGACAATTACCCCCGAACTATCGGGCCCGTTCATGCTGCGCCATCGTGGTGCGTCATGGGTCGATTCGGTCGACCGGACCTAATCGGTCGATTCGGCGAGAACCGTCCTAGCATCGCCTAGAACGCGTTCGAATCGCTTGACCAGTCCGAACACGTGGGAACACGTGAAAACGCGACAGACGCGAAGCTAGGGCCCTTGTGTCGGACGATTCCGACTGCAGGACGATTCCGACTGCAAGTGATTCGGGCCCTTGCATGGTGGGCATGGTGGGGTGATTGCAGTGTAAGCGTAGGTACGTGTCACCCCTCACGTGCCGCCAGTTTGAGCGTAGGGGTTGGAGATTGTGTTATGTCCGAGATTAGGACGCAACTAGCGTACCACACTGAGTGGTTGTCCAAGCTGCTGAGCTTTGGTTGTCCTCGCTGGAAACTAGAGCTTGTGAGTGTGGAGTTATCGGTGTGGGCCCAAGCATATGAGTGGGCCCAGTTTGATTCTGCGAATAGTTAGAGCGTAGTTCTACGCTGGCAGGTTAGGCACGTTGTTTAGCCTGCCAGTGTGGGTGGGGTTGGTTTACGTGTGTTGATTGAGTGCCGCCAGACTAAGGGAGACAGACATGGACCCAGTAGCGTGCTTCAACGAATTGCATGACTTGGTTGTGTGTGGCGAGTTTACGGAGGCAAGTGAGCGATTGCTTGACCTGCGTGAATGGCTTGAGCGTGGTGGCTTTATCCCAGAAGAGATTACGCATCGAGCGTGGGCCAGCCTATTAGCAAAGGCTCTTGCTCAACTTCCTGTGTGATGCAGCCAGGACACATTACCAGCCATCTGCGTGTGGTGGCTGGACCTGTTACCTGTTTCATCACTTCTGATTTGGAGACTGTGCTATGCAAACGACAACGATGAACGCAATGGTAAGTGGCTGCCTTGTGTGGTGGGAGCCTAAGGCTGCTCCTGCCGCCAGACTGCGTGAGGCATTGGAGGCAATTGGCTTGGATGCCTTTGCCCCGAACGCTGAGAGTGTGGAGGCCAGTTTGAAGCATGCGTTGTCAGATTATGGCGATGTGCTTGCCAAGCTGAACCGAGGGAGCACAACCAATAGCGATGGTGACAAGGAGAAGCGTAAGTACGAGGTTAAGAGCAGGCTCAGCGCAGCAGATGATGGTTTCGAGCTGGTGGAGGTTACACGCCGCAAGGCTGGGAATGGCTACAGATGTGAGGTGGCTGTCAAGGTGGACAAGGTGACGGGTGGGCTTAGCGTGATTGACGGTTGGTTGTCAGGCTGGTCAGTGTGGGACTTGCAGGAACGCTTTGATGAGTACCGCAGTATGGCGACTGGCGCCAGTGTAGGTCGCTCGCTTGTTGAGTTGACCAAACATTTGCATGGCACGTGCGTCAGGTTGGGTGGGGGTGGGAACTATTACCTGCCTGAGGATGTGGTGGCACAGTGGTCCGACGTGATTGATGCGTATGAGAAGTGCAGCCAGACACGTGTTCAGCGGATGCGTGTGGTCATGGACGATCTGGCTGCTCGGGCTATCCGTGACGGTATCACGGCTGAGCTGCTCAAGGATGGCGCTGAGGTGGCTGATGAGCTTGCCAAGGGTGATTGCAAGGAGGAGGTGATTGAGCGTCGTAAGCTGCGGAGCCAGGAGCTGCGTAGCAAGTGTCGCCAGTATGAGGAGATTCTGCAGGACACGCTTGTGTCGGTTCATGCTGTGCTTGATATGGCAGATCAGTGTGCGGCGGCAGCGATTGGTGTGCAGGAGTCTGGGACGGTGTTTGACGAGTCGTTGTTTGCTTGATGGTGCCTGACTGAGCCAAGCGAACGCTGCCTGTGCTTGAAGGCAGGCAGCGCTGCTTGTTTCTGTTTGGTTCTGTTTTCCTTCACTGAGGAGACTGATGATGCGTTACGTGAATTGGGGCGCAGCGATTGCGCTACAGACAACCCCGTTTGGTGGGCCCGTGCCTTGCGTGGTAGGCGCGCCGGGTCAGGCTAAGACGGCGTATGGCAGAGCTGTGTCTGCCGCCAGTGGTCGACGTTTCATCCAGATGATTCTCAGGCAGATGATGCCTGAGGATATCAAGGGTGTGCCATCACCTGATGACATTGTGATTGATGGCAAGGTGTACCGTGGCTGCCGTTACCTGCTCAATGAGGACATGCTGGCAGCCAAGCACACGCCCAGTTTTGTGCTGATTGACGAGTTCAATCAGTCTGGTGACGACGTGTTGGGTGCAGCGCAGGAGTGGATTAACAGCCCGCCCGAGACTGCCTGGGTGATGGCTGCCATGAACCCTGTGGAGATGAGCACTGCGGGACGTGAGTTAGCGCCGCCAGTGGTCAACCGCATGTGCATCCTGCCTTGGGAGCGGTTGATTGTCACACGCCGTGCAGGCTGGCTGCGTGGGTTTAAGAACTACCCATGCCCTGAGTTCCCTATCGTGCCGCTTGATTTCCAAGACACGATGGGCCCTGCTTGGGGCCAAGTCATGTGTGACTTCGAGGATGACAACACCGAGCTGTTTGGGGACGACGCATTCCCCAAGGATATCAACCTTGCGTGCAATCCTTGGCCGAGCGAGCGATCGTGGGAACACGTTGGAATCTTGATGGCAGCCTGTGATGCGGTGGGGGCTGGCAACGACGTGAAGGCTCAGCTTGTGTCAGGATGTGTGGGTGAAGCGGCCATGCGTAAGTTCATGCTGCATCTCACGCATCGGGGGCTGCCAGACTTCGAGACGCTGTTGGCGATGCCGCACACGCTGAAGCTGGATGTGACACGTTACGATCTGTCGCGTGCGATTCTGACAGGCGTGATTGGCCGGGTGAACGCTGAGCAGACTCCCCAACGCTGGGAGGCTGCGTGTGACGTGATTGAGAAGGCGAGTGAGCAGTCAATGGAGACTGCCGCCACGGTGTACGGTGGGTTGATGAAGGCGAAGCCGCAAGGTTACATGCCACGCTCACGCAATGGGCAGTGGAAGGATCTGCAAGGGCTCATGCTGAATGACGCTCACAAGCAGGCGTGATTTCACGAGCGACGGCCCGACACTCAGCCTGTGCTTGGGGCAGGCTGAGACTCGGTTTGTTTCTCACTCACTCAGTGGAGGCTCTGATTATGGGCAAGCTCAAAGTACCGATTGAGCTATCGGAGGCACGTTTAGCAGCGTGTCGAGTGTGGCCTGAAGCGTCACACGTGATTATGAGCATGGTTCCGGTTGAATCACCGGGGCTGGCGCAGCGGGCAGCAGGCTCGATCTGCGTGGACCAGTATTGGCGACTGTACTTTGACCCCCAAGCATTCTTGGAGCGGTCAGTGGTGCAGCGTATCGCCACGATATTGCATGAGACGGCGCATCTGCTTGGGCGGCATCATGTGCGTGCCAAGCGGTACGTGGCGCCAGACGATCGGCAGGCATGGTTTGATTGGAACTGTGCTTGTGACATGGCAGTGTGGGGCCTGATTAAGGCTGCTGGGATGCCTGTGCCTGAGACGGCTGTGACGGCTGAGCGGGCAGGCTTCTCTGAGAATCTGTCTGCGGAGCAGTATTTCAGGCTGATCCGAGACAAGCGTGAGCAGGAGCGTCAGCAGGCTCAGGAGCAGGCTGAGCAGGATGAACAAGAGAACCAAGGAGACAGCGATGGTAACGACAGCCAAGAGCCTGACGATGGAGATGGAGCTGGAGATTCTCAAGCGTCAGATGAAGACAGTGATCAGTCAGATGATCAGTCTGAATCAGACAGTCAGGGAGATCAGGCTGGAGAGTCAGGAGAAGGCCAGTCTGACGACGGATCAGATTCGGACGCTGGATCGCAGGATGACGCTGACGAGTCAGGCAGTGACAGCGATGACGGATCAGATGGTGGAAACGCTGGAATGCCTCAGCCAGGAGCCGGGGTAGAGGGTGGGTCGTGCGCTGATGGGGTGGCCCGAGACTGGGAGCTGCCTGCGCCTCAGGGTGATGACAGCGCCGCCAGTCAGGCTGACAAGCAGGAGGACACGCCTCCTGTGGTCGAGCAGTGGAAGCAGGAGATTCTGCTGCGTAACGCTGCCGATCGGTTGGCTGCCAGTGGTAAGGGCAGTGGCTCAGGCATGTGGCGTGAGATGGTCGAGCACTATCAGGAGCCTAAGCTGGACCCGCGCAGGCTGTTGCAGAAGACGCTGAGCAGGCAGCTTGGCAACTTGCAGGCTGGGTGTGGCCGGTTCACGTATCGTCGACCAGCGCGCCGCCCTTCTTTGGGTGGCACACTCAGGCCGCGCAGCTTTCAGCCTGTGCCAAGGATTCTGGTCATCATCGACACGTCAGGCAGCATGAGCAGCGAGGAGATGCGTCTGGGCGTGGGGCTCGTGAGCAAGTGCATCAACGCGCTCAGGCTGCAAGACGGTGTGCGTGTCATGGCTGGCGATGACATGGCGCAGTGGGACGAGCAATGCTTCAACCCGCGTCACATCAGCCTGATCGGCGGGGGTGGGACGGACATGGCTTGTCTGATCGAAGCTGCCGCCAGCAAGCCTCAGCGTGAGCGTCCCGAGCTGATTGTGGTTGTTACGGACGGAGAGACAGGGTGGCCGAAAACACGTGTTGCGATGCCTGTGGTGGTGGCGCTGACACGTGATTCGGAGTATGCCCGATTCTTCCCGGTGCCTGACTGGATGGAGAGTGTCAAACTTTACTAAGAACAGGGTAATACGATGGACAGATACTTTGTCGAGCATACAGAAGCAGACCAAGATGATCAGACGCTCTACACGTTCATGTGCGAGGCTGGTGATCCAGACCATGCAGAACGTCAATGCAAAGCAGCGCACCCAGGGTGCAACGTGACCAGGGTGTACTTGGCGTCGAGTGTTTTCTGAGCCGGGCCCCTGCTACCCGCCAGTGCTTGTGGCTGGCGGGGTGTTGGTGTTCGTTTCACTGGTCACTGTTTTGGAGACTGAATCATGGGTTACGAGATGAAGCGTGCGCGTCTTAACTGCGATGCCAAGGCGATTGCTGAGGGGTTGGTCAAGCTGATGGAGGAAGAGGACCCCAACAACGTGGCGTTGATTCGATTCGGGATGCTGCCAGCGCAGTGGATGGACCGCGTTAAGAAGTCATGCCAGGAGCTGCTTGTTGACAGGCTGCACGTGAATCCTCGCGCCGATCAGGAGGTAGTCACGTTCGCCGATAAGGACGAGCGTGGCGAGTGGATCGTAGTAGTGCATCCCAAGAAGATTGTGTCGGAGATGGTGCACGATATCAGTCTGGCGTTGTATGGGTGCGTTGAGATGGTCGTTTAGTAGGGGAATGAGCATGGATATGACACTGAAACAAGCTGTGACGTTAGTCCTAGAAATGGCACGAGACTGTGCCGACACAGGAGTCGAGGAACAAGCTATCGATCAGGTTGGAGAGTTCTTTAAGGACTACTTCCGCAACTACCCTGATCACGATTGACACGTGTTCCGATCAACCAGCCGTGCCGCCACAATGGCAACCAAGCTCATTGAGCAACGGGACGACAGTGGCACACGGCTGGCTATCGGGTTTCGTGTTTTCACTCTCACTAAGGAGACTGTTATGTCACACACACCGGGACCGTGGTTCAACGACGAGTATTTTGTCAGGGTCATCAAGCCCGAGCGTGAGTACCTTGGAGCAGGAGCTGCAGAGACAATCTGCGAGATGCAGTCGTCTGTCAGTCCTGAGGAGACTTGTTACAACCAGATTTTAATTGCCGCAGCGCCAGACCTACTCGAAGCTGTGCAGGAGTGCATGCGACGATTTAAGCACTTCGAGTTCTACGAGGATGAGGCATCGTCGATCTGCAAGATACTGCGCCCTGTCATCGCTAAGGCGACAGGGGGTGCAGTATGAGCGCCAAGACAGTGTTTGCCTGCACGCACATTGATAAAGACGCGACCGTGGACAACTGGGAAACTGGTTGTCGCATCGACCGAACATGTGTGATGAGCGAATCAGTCAACTACACGGCTGACACGCTGGAGAACCTCGTCAAGAAGGTGTGCGACGTGTACGGGCTGGATTTCCCGACTCACGTGTCGCACGACGAGGTGTACGATGCGAACGACAGCATCAACGTGATTCAATTCGACAGACTGGAGACCGCCAGCGGCGACGTTCCTACCGAAGAGGAAATCGCTCGGTGGAAGGATGGTCGGCTTGAGTTGTACGTCGCAGATTACACACTGCACGTTGAGAAGCGGCGAGTCGAGAACGTGACAATCAACGACGTGGAGGGGCTGCCATGCGACGTTGCCTGATCCTGCTGGCCTGCCTGTTGTGTTGTGCTGGGTGCATTCATGGGCGGACGACGCTCTGCGCCAGCACGACGATTGACGACGTGGACTACCGCTTTGAGTGGAGTACGGATGATGTCATACGACACGATGTGCCGCCGCGCCGCTAAGATTGCGGCCAAGTACAACTGGCCTGCTGAGGCTGAGCAGTTGGCGGAAGGACACGTGCCGCCAGGGTTTGGCCGGGAGGTGGGCCAGACGATTGCCTTGTTCAAGCGGGACTTCCCGTTTGGCCGGGCCGAGCGTAAGCGTGACGACGAGATCGCCCGTGAGTTGTCGGAGCTGCGCATGTACTGTGCGCACCTCAGCTTGTGGGAGTTGATGGGTTCGGAAAAGGTACTGCAGCGAGGGGACATGGCGTAAGGAGTAGCCCCGGCGAACCAGCACGTGCTCTTGGCGTGCTGGCTGCCAGCATTACTTTGGGACCGCCAGACTGAACACTTGGAGGACTTGGTATGAACTGCACGCGATGTGACGGAACTGGATTCCTGAACTTGCATCAGGTGGACAAGGAGACTTTGGCCCGCTTTGATGCGGAGGGCGATGCGGACGTGATCCTTAAATGGATCGCTGACAGGGCCGAGGTGCAAGCAAACGGCTGCTACTGCGCCGCTACTCACCCACCTTGTCTGTATTGCGAGTCGTTTCACGACGTGTCGGTGTGTGACTGCTGTGGGGATGGCGAGGACTGGTACGGGGAGCCTGGACGGCACGACCTGAGCGACACGACAGTCCCGTTCCCGCAGTGCTATTGATGACCGCCAGAAACACGTGTTTCAACTGCCGCGTGGCAGGGGTATATTGCTTCGTGGTCGCAGCGTGCGGCCACATCACTTTCTTAGGGGAGACTTTCAATGTCTAAATTCCATGAACTGACGTTTGAGACGCCTGAGCGGAACAAGGGCCAGATCGTCACGTACAGTTACGCCACGACTCCGCGCGGCGCAGTCATCGAATGCCGCCACGACGGGTGCGACAACTCGGTCCACTACTACTGGCGGAAGTCGGGGAACCGATTGACAGAGTCGGAGTTGGCACGATACGGACTGGTCGAGCGCGGTTAGGCTACCTACTTACCACTTTCTTTGGGGAGACTGAATCATGTCCAAGACGATTCGCAACATCAATGACCGCTGGGGAGATCCCGTTACGTTCACGGGCGAGGACGTAGCCGCTTGTATCGCCGAAATGCTGGAGTGCATCGCTAACTGCGGCTACGAGGGAGGGGAACTGCGAGAGGGCGTAGACTACGAGGTAGTTCACGACGACACCGACACCACTCGCCTCGGCGATCTTGGAACCGCCCACGTCTGGTTCATCTCAGTCGGGTGTCCGGCTGGATGCGACCTGATCGCTGATGATAGCGAGTCTCCGGTGCCTGATGCGTGGGCTGACCTCAACGGCACGATTGCTGAAAATAAGTGGACGTGGGATGGCGAGGGGAATCCTACTGACGCGAACGCAAATACAGTCACTAACATCGTGGCGTTTGTGCCGGGGTCGTACACACTTGCGATGCGGTGCGAGGACGGCGGCACGTGCGATGCCTTCTTCGATGACATTCCAACGGTGGACGAGATCCGGGAGGAGTTGGAGGAGTGGATTCAGGGAGGGGCATGGGGAGACAACGGTGCCAGCGTGTCTTGCACATACGACATTCTCGACAGCTCTAGCAATGTCATCGACAGCGGTGGCATGACTGTCGAAATTGAGCCTAATCACGAGGCCCTTATTACCGAGGCCGTTGGCCGATATAACCTCGGTACGATCTGCGGAACGTCCCCCGACGACCATGACTGGACCAGTGAGGGCGAGGGAGGGTGTGACGAGAATCCGGGTGTGTGGTCCACCGGAGGCACGTCGATGGCGTTTAAGTCGCACTGCCGCAAATGCGGACTCAAGCGTACCGAGCAATCCACGGGCTCGCAGCGCAACCCTGGCGAGCATGACACCGTGGAGTACGAGATTCCGGAGTCTCTCTCCTAGCCTCACTGACGAGTCCTGAGGGACGAAACGCGTGGAAACACGCGTCTGGGGCCACAACACAAGGAGACTTTAAGATGAGTACAAGAACGATCAGACTGTTTGACGGTGACATGGGAAGCTGTGCAATGCTGGTGCGCTGCAATCTGGCGGAAGCGTCTGCGCCTGTCGAGGTGAATCACGGTGAGGGCGACGGCTGGCAGACGACTCAGTACCAGTGTGCCGATTGCCGCCACACGATTGACGGTCTTGTCGAGATCGGCAAAGAGCTGGCAGCGGTCGCAATGGAGTCGCCTGCCGAGGACTTTGACTGCGACTGGTACGAGGTTGAGGAGAAAAGGTCGGAAGCGTTCATGTCGTACGATGAACTGTCGAAGCGAATTGAGACCCATGGTGATTTGACGGAGGAAGGACATCAGCGATGGTGCGGCTGTGGACGCGAATCGACGGACGAGTATTGCAGGATCGCCAGCCTTGACGGAATCGACGCGGCCATTCAGGCAATCAATGACGACGCTGCTGAGAATGGGGAGGATGACGATGAGTGAGTTTACGGGGAGAAAGTATTTCACGATCCACCGTAATGACGTTGGGCTTGAATCGCACTCCAGTAAGTACGTGCACTACCTTGAACAGCGGCTGTCTATCGTTGATCCGCTGATTGCGCGTTGGCACCAGGAGGCAGACGGAGGAAAGCTGGACGGCGTGGATCTCGCGCTGATGTGCGACACTGACGATTACGTGCTCACGTACCTATCCGAAGGCGAGAGTGAGGGAGCGTGTGATGGCCCGAGCTAAGCGTAAGTACAAACCGAAGCCGCGCAGCACGTGTGATTTCGTATTCAGGAACGACTTTCACAACACGAGTTACACGATGCGAACGAGGTACTACAAGCCGCTCACGCCGGATCAGATGAGGATGTGCCGCAAGACACTGTGCGGTGTTGCAGACTGCAAGTGCGGCGGGAAGTTGGGCGAGAGGGGGCCTCAAGACGCGGTGATTGTGGTCGGCTGGGATTTGACGGGCCGAGAGGTTGTGACGTTGGAACCCCTTCGCGGATCGTTCATGCAGCGGTAGAATGGGAAACGTTGAGCCCACCTGGGTAGCCGGAGTAGTGACCCGGCGACATGCTTGCACGGGTAAACTTTCGAGTCTCCACCGTGCATGTGTGGTCCAGGTGGGCTTTTTTGTTGCGTCTCGTTAGGTGCCGCCAGAGTCGCTGTCTTCTTTGCTGTCGAGTGGCTTCCTTGCAGCTTCGATATTGCGTGCCAACTGAGCCGCCTTCTCACGGCATTCGTCGCAGAGGATTCCGAAGTAGGAGTCACGCGGCTTACGGCAGAAGTAGCATGGTTCAGGTGCCATTGCTTTCCGACTCCACGTAGAAGAACACTTTTCCGTCCCAGACGTAGGTTGCGCCGCCTTCGAGGGTGAGACGCGTCTTACTCTGGTCCACGACGTACTCTTTGCCATCGTAGGGACCGCCAGAGAACTTAGCGATGCGTGGGGGCAGTGTGTCTACGGTGGGGTCGAGCGAGATCAGCAGGGGGATGTCCTGTTCTTCCATCCATGTCAAGTCCAGCGTCGGGATGATTCCTCCTTGGTCGCCCAGGATGGCGAATATCTTCCCGAGTCTGCTGACGATGACGTGGTACATGTAGACCACGATTGATTCGATCATCCGTGTCACGAACTTGCTGAATCCCTTCCGTGGTCGGATCGTAAACCCGACGCCATCCTTGAGGTCCGCCACGAGATCCTTGGCATAGTCGATGCCCTCGTTCGCGTTGTCCAGTGTGCTGTTAAGACGTTTGATCACTCTCATTGTGAATCCTGCCTTCCTTCGCTATCGCGTCGTAAACTTGGCGGCTGACGACAATCTGATTGTCACGTAGCCAGTCGCACGGAATTATGCTGAATCCAACGCCAAGCAGGCTCATGGCGAACTGCTTGTTGTGTTCTTGGGTAATCCGCTTGCCTTCATGGACAAGACGCTTGAGTTCGTCGATGTCCATTAGTTGCTCCGTGGAACGTCGCTTCTTTTCGGTGCCACTCATAACACACTCACCTCCACTTCCTCCAGCAGCATGGGCAGTGCCCTGTGATTATGGAGATCAGCCCCAATCCGACCAAAATACCCAGTGCATTCAAGACAATGCGTTGAATCATTTCCATATCTGCGACTCACTTTCGAACTTCTCTCACCGAGCCTTCTCATGCTCGTGCTGCTGTAGGCGAGCCTCCAGCACGCGCAGGTACGTCGCCATCGCCCACCACTGCATGTTGAGCAACGCTTCATGCTGCTTTGACACTGAGCAACTACAGTTGAACTGCAGGAGCTTTCCCATGTCGCGCTGAATGCGTGCCGCTTCCTGCCGCACACGATTGACCCACGCCTCAACCTTCACTTTCTTGGCGGGGCGCTTCTTGACTGCCTTCCGTGTCGCCGTTGTTTTCATCGCTTCATCTCCTTGTGGTCATCTTCAAGAACCTCGACGCCAACCACCTGGACGCTGTTCCACGCATCCTGATTGCGCAGGTGTTTTTCGGCTTCCGGTAGCGCGAAGTCGAACGTGTGAACACGTGTAACCACTGGACCACCGAGATTGGCGGCATCTCCCGTGTGAACTCTCTGAAGAACAAGACGTAGCATGTCTCACTAACCTTCCTTTGCTACCTCGTAGCCTGCGGTTTGGTCAATTGACACGTTGAACACCAGTGCCCAGTATCCATCGCCCCGGTTTAGCCATTGACCGAGTCGAATACTCTTTCCATCTGGAGTTTCGACTTCGACAAACCGCCCACTTTCATGGCTTGGTGGACCGTCGAAGATGACGTGTACCGGGACCACTGCCGACTCCGCTGCGGCGAGCGACAACCAAAGGCCATCGTTCTCTACCAATAGTCTCTTGTTGCATTCAACGACGTGCTTCAATCCGTCGTACTCCCGCTCGGCAGCCGCGAGCCGCTCCTCTGCCGCGTAGATCGCAGCTTCCGCGTTCGCGAGCAAACCGAGGGCACGGTCACGCTCGGCCTCGACTTCTTCAATGTGCTTCTCATTGACGATCAGCAGTTGAACCAGTTCCGACTCGTCTGCCTTGAGTAGCTTCTCCGCTTCGGCGAGCCGCTCCTCCAATCCCCTCAATACTCCCACACCAATCAGCACTTGTCCGCTCATGGTTACTCTCTCCTTTCGCTGTCACAGAAGGTACTTCAGAATCGTCTTAGCTTCGTCAGTGAGGCGAATACGATGCTCGCCGTCAATCACCACCGTCTCGATCAACTCTGCGGGCATACGCGATACCAACTGCTCGTAGATCAACGGTGCGCATCTAGAGAACCCGTCCGCACCAACTGGTGTTCTGGCACACAGCCTGAGCGTATTCATCTGGTGTTGTGTTAATTTAGCTGATTCCATCCCGCCCTCCCTTCGCTGCTTTCAGGGTCGCGTCTACTCGCCTCCACCAATCGGGTGTATGCCCATTTCCTTCACGGGCTTCACGCAATAGCTTCTCCGCCTCGGCGAGCCGGGCGGCGGCTTCACGTAACATGTCTACATCCGCGTCACACCAATACGGGTTAACGTCCCCTAGGCTGTCTGCCAAATGGCGTAGTTCATTGACGTAATTCATGGCTCACTCCCCTCCTTTCGCTGCTTATGTGACTCGTCAGATACTGTAATCATGCACATCCGGTAATTCACGTTCCCACCAGTAGGCAAACGGATTCTTCCCTCGCCCGTTGCTCGGACAGGTTGGGCAGTAGCAGTCACCGGCTTTGACAGCTCCAGCATAATACTGAGCTTCGCTTGTAATGCACCAACGCCTGGAGCGTCCGAGTATCAAAACCCGTACACCTTGCTCAGTGCTTCCATAATCAGGCCGATCTCTTTTGCAGTCAGATTCATCACGTTACTCCACGGTTGCTTTATTACCGATACTCGACTTCGATCAGTTCGCGCTGATCTTCCGACACTTCCAGAATCGAACACGTCAGGTCGATAATCTCTCGCTCACTCCAGTCTGCGACAGACTCGTCATGTGACATACAGCCAGTCACGAACGCCCCGTCCACACGGTACTCCCACGAAAGCTCGCCGCAATCAATAATGGCCTTGACGTACTCGTATCGTTCCTCGCTCATCCAGCCCTCCCTTCACTCGTCAAATACAATAGTCGTACACATCCGGTAGTTCGCGCTCCCACCAGTAGGCAAACGGATTCTTCCCTCGCCCGTTGCTCGGACAGGTTGGGCAGTAGCAGTCACCGGCTTTGACAGCGTCAAATTGATCGCTATTGAGTGGTGAGTTCGGGCTCTGCGAAACCCACTTAATCGGACCTTGGCATTGGGGGCAGATCAGTTGCTTCATCTCACTCTCCTCGGCTCATCGCGGATCGCATGTATCGCAAAAATGACCGTGCGGTTTCGGACCATAATCGATGCAGGTTCCGCCACTGCGTGTGTCGAATAAGTCTCCACAGGAGACACAGCGTTCAATGGTGTCAGGGATTGCGTGATACAAATTTCCGAGATACCACACCACCGTCCACGCCTTGGCGGCTGTCAATCGTGGAATCTCCCTCGCGGGAACTTTGTAGCCGTCAGGTAGTGTGCCCTGAAGGAACTTAAACAGTTCTTCAACCACGTCTAAGTCACTTTTGTCACTCATCCCGCCCCACCTCCCTTCGCTGCTCGGTATTTGTCCATCCACTCGGGCACTGTTTTCGGCCCGCTGATACCTCCGATGTTCAGATAGTTCAGCAGCGAATACGAAACAGCGGAACGTTTCCCATGCTCACGATTCAGGATTGCGCAAGCCACTTCATACGCGAGTTTGTCAGCGTGGCGAATGGCAGCCTCCGCCTCGGATTGCTTCTGTGACATTGAGTCACACAAGTAGCGCAATGTCCGCTCGCGATACTCCGCAGCGTCGAGATGATTGCGAACTTCGTTAGCAAACGCACGCGAACATCTGTCGTCTTTCACTGCTTGGTTAATCCAATTTGTCATGGCCTCCCTTTCGCTGCTTCGTCTGCCAAAAACTTCATGTCATTCGCCCAGTCGGTTCCCTCGTTGTCGATGGCGGTCTGCCAAAGCAATTCAGCCTCGGTGAGCCGGGCGGCGAGGTCGTCGATAGTGACGAGTGCCCAATTCATGGCTTTGCGGACCTCGTTACTTCCACTCCAACCAGCGACGGCACCTTCGAGGATCGGTCGCATGTGTGTCGGCTTAGCTTTTTTCATCCCGCCCTCCCTTCGCTGCTTGCTCGCTACCTCCAGAGTAAGCGTCTTCGATACCGGCCAGCGAATTATTCAGCACTTGATTGAGCCGCTTAATTTCGGCTTCCGATTCCGAGAGTCTGTCTCGCAGTGCCAGCATCTCAAACTCTGCGGAGACACGATCACTACTCTCTAGGTCCCGCTCAGCCTCCGCCTCGGCGAGCCGGGCGTTGAGGCGATCAACCGACACCAGTGGAAGTTGGTTGTTGTCGTAACCGCAACGACGATTCACGCCGTCACTAACCGCCTTCAGTTGCTCGCGTGCCTGCTCCAGTTCCTCCAGGGCGTCGTTCAGGAGGTCCCTCTCCTCGCAGGGTCGTTTGTTCCATTCCAACCACACAATCAGTCGTTCGGTGATGTTCATGCTTGCCCCTCCAGGGCTGCTTCGTCCGAGATACAGAACACGACAGTCAACTCCACAGAGCACCTCGGGCACACAATGCGATCAGATGGGATGATGTGCCACCACACAAAACCACACTCAGGGCATAAGCAGTGCCTGAACATAGGCTCGCTCATGGCTTTACCTCCAGTGCTGCGGTGACTCGATTCCACCAGCTCGCTGTCAGCCCGTATCCGTTTTTCACTTCCCGCAGAAGACCACGTAGGCGGGTGTTGTCGTTCGTCAGTTCCTTTCGCATGTTGAACCAACTCACGGCATCTATTCCCGCAGCGATTTCCATCTCCTCCACGCGAGCCTCCAGTCGCTTACACGCCGCTTTCCACGTATCGCCGTCGCCAACAGCGTCGAGTTGGGCCTTTAGTTCAGCCACCTCCTGATGTGCCAAACAAAGCTGATGCACTCTGTCGCCATCCCAGGAACACATGATGCACTTGTTTAGGTCAACGCTCATGGCGTACCTCCCACTATCAGCAGCAACGCACGATCCCATGCCGCTCGTCCACTCACGTCGCTTGGCGGCAGTCCATACGTGCGGAATATCCAGCACGCTTCCTTGAGCCTCGCCACTTCCCTCTCCAGCCTCACCACCGGGTCCGGGCTGGGGGAGGTGGTGTCGCAGGGCTCCTTGTTCATGCGGCTGGCGAACCACCTCAGGCACGCCTCCAGGTCCTTGGCGTTAGTAAACGCGGCTGTCTGCCACTCCCTCTCCGCGTACTCGGTGATCCAGTCGGATTGTTTTGATTCACCCATTGGTTACTCCATCCATGAAAGGCAGTCTTCAGTTTCGCAACGTCCATGAACATGCCCGTTGTACGCCGCATGGCTGACATGCAAGTTACCTTCGCACACCGGGCACGTAATCACGCCAACCCAGTTCTTTCCCTTGTGTTGACGCTTGACCTCGACGATGGCCGCACCCGCTTTGCGGTGCATCTCCATGCGGGCCTGGATGTACGCCTCATCGTCGGCCACTTCCTCGTCGGTAGGTTCCTCGTAACGCTCGCACGTCGGCGAATTCTCACGCCGGTACTTTGTCAGGCACGGAATCGGACGAACGTCGTCGTAGCATACTCCCGCCTTGCATACGTCGTTCTGGATTCCGGTAAAGTGCTTGCACTTACCTTTTTTTCTCATCAATCAGCCTCCAAGTGAAGCGCCGACACGTTTCGTCGGCGCGTGGTTACGACACGTGTTTCAGTCAGCGCTTTCGAACACTGCCTCAGCGCTCTCGGTCTTCTTGACCGTGATCTTTTCCTTGTTGGTGGATATGATCTTGACTATGTAGCCGTCCAATTCGCACTCCTGTACGTCGTGTTCGTGCATCCGTTCGAGCAGGGTAGCGCGGGCCACTCGCTCTTTCTGCTCGATTGCCATCCGTGACGTGAGCAGCTCCACGTACTCCTGCGCGGCTTCCTGTACGGCTGGATCGGGTGGATCGAACGTGCCGGGAATCCGTTGTTGCACGAGTTTCTCCTGCGATTCCTCCACAGGTTCAGCAGCTTCCGCGATCGGTGCTCCCTCGATCACGATGGTTTCTTCTTCGCCCATTGTTTTTGATCCGTCTTTGATGCGAGTGACAAAGACAGGCCAGCAGGGGGTTGTCGTCCATGTCGCTGGCCGGAAGTGAATTGCTTGTCCTTGCGTCGAATCTCTGGTTGGCTCGCGCCCTACTTTTTGCCGCCCTTTTTCGGTTTCGGAGCGGCCTGTGCCTTCGGGGTTCCCTTGCTGGCCTTCGCGGGCTTCGAGCACTTCTTACCTGCCATCGGATCGTTCTCCACACACGTGGTTTAGGACTCGTCTGGATCGGACACATTGTCCGACATACCGCAGGCGAGTCTCAACTCTCGCAGCGCGTGCTGCGTTTTCTCCAGTTCCAACGCAAGGGCAGTTTCAAGTGCGCTTGCGTTCTCACAAAACATCCGTCCTTCGTACACAGCGACGTGATTGATCGGTCCATCGAGCCTCACGAGATCGTAGCGTCTCTTGTGTAGCGTGATCGTCGCAAGTAATCGTCCTGCCGATTCCATAGTCAGGCTGGTCCCACTTCAATGCGTGTCATCCTGCGGTTGTGCCATGAAGTGACTCGCGCCATCACCGGGAGTGATTCCACTTGCGAATGCGCCCAGGCTGCGCGCTTGATCCTCACCTCCGTGCTCCACTTCCTGCGGATCGCTTGAGCTTCCTTGCGAATCTGCTTCAGGCTCGGAATGTAGAGGGCATAGTCGATCGACCCGCAACTGGGGCACTCCGGTTCCGGTGTAGTCCAGTCGTATCCGCATTGGTCGCAGAATTTCTTCTGGAACACGGGTTCGGGTCCACTCGGATTCTCGCTCGATGATGACGATGACACATTCAGGCTCCCCGAATACTTTATCCGCTTCGAGACTCACGGTGCGCGAGTCGTCGCGATAGATCACGCCAGTCAACGCGTCCTCCACACCGCGAGCCAACTTGAGTACGTCAGGTTTCGGTGTCGGCTGAGTTGGCGCGTCGTCCCTGAGTAGATGCGCGTTCTTGCCAGTGCGGTAGTGTCCCTTCGGTCGCACACGCACAAACGTCATACGCACACGCAACGGTTCATCCAAGAGCGGTCCCGAATACGTTCGACGCGCGACCTCCTTGACTTCCTTCTTCCAGCCTGCCGATTTCTTATTGCTGTCCACAACAGGTACGACGAGCTTCCCTGTCGCCGTCGTCACGTACGAACCATCCTTGCTTCGAGCAGGCATCGCTGTCTTGCTTCCTGCTGGTTGCGCATGCCCGAGTACGATGAATTGAATCAACTCACACCTCCACGAGTGTCTCACAGTGACCGTTGAGAATGCGTTCGAGAATGACCGCACCCATGTGATTGTCCGAAGCGCGACACGTGTACGTGAGTGATCCGCTTCCAACGTCCTCAGGAAGAAATCCCAACGCGAGCATGAGTCCTTCACACTCACGCGAACTACTCATCGGGTACGTGGTTGCATACTTCGCTTGCTGCGTTGACAAAACCGCATAGATCGCTAATCGCATGGAATCTGTGATATCCGCGCACAACTTGTCATTAACGACTGCAGCTTGCACAAGCAGATGCTTGTCCCACGAGAACGTGTCAGGCGCCTCCATGACCACGTATGCGAACACGCCGACGATCTCGCGCCGCTCGTTCAACGTGACGAGAATCTTGCCTCCGTGTCGATTGAACGCGATCACACTGACTGAGGTGGTCAGCACTCCGCACTGATGCGACCGCATGTACTTGGAGACCGTTCGCAATTCAGTCAGCTTGGTGTAGCGAGTTTCGTACATGGCATTCCAGCCCCTTCCTATTCGAAACCGAGCGTTGGTTGAGACCCGTGGGTGTCGTCATCGCGGAACGTGGTATAGTCCCCCTCCCAAATGACGGGGCATTCCCTCGTGGGGCCGTTTCTCTGCTTGGCGACGATGATCAAAGCCGACTTCGGATCTGGCATCTCACCAGACGCACCAGAATGCGTCAGGTAGTACGCATCGCGGTGGACGAACAAAACCACGTCCGCGTCCTGTTCGATCGATCCTGACTCACGTAGGTGGCTTAAACGGGGCTTCCTGTCTGCCGTGCTGTCTGGTTGCCGGTTTAGCTGGGCCAAACAGACCACCGGAACCCCCAATTCGCGGGCCAGCGCCTTGAGGCCCGCCGAGATCTTCGCAACCTGCTCCTGGCGGGGGGTTTTCGAACTGCCATGCTCTGGCGTGACGATCTGCAGGTAGTCCACGACGATCAGCCCGAGGCCGTCGCGCCGCTTCATGCGACGAGCCAGCGCGCCGATCTCCGAAACGCCCCGCGTCGGCGCGTCGTCGATCCACAACGGCATCTGCGCAACCGCCGCCGCAATCTCCACCAGCTTCCGCCGTTCGTCGTTCGTGATCAGGCCGTTGCGAACCTTGTACGTGCTCACTTCGCCGACCGAGCACATGATCCGTTCGACGATCTCAGTGCGCGTCATTTCCAACGACACGACCAGCACCGGAGTGACACGTGAAGCCACGTTCGTTGCTATATTCACGGCGAGTGAAGTTTTGCCCATGCTGGTCCTTCCAGCAACGATGATCAACTGACCCGGCAACATGCCGCCGAGCGTTTCATCCAGCGACGTGAAACCCGTGAGCACTCCCGCCACGCGTCCTTCACGCTGTCGCGTCTCGATCGATGCGAGCGACTCCATGACCACGTCACGAATCGACACGCACCGTTCTGCCGTGATGTTCGCGGCGCCCACCTCCATGACGATCGCTTCCGCTTTCGAGAGCAGTTGGTCCACCTCCGCGTTCCCGTCATGTGCGAGGATCGCGATGTCCCTGCTTGCGTTGATGAGCTTCCTGCGCACCGACGCATCACGAACCAACTGCGCGTAGTAGACCGCATTCGCGGCATTCGGTACAGCCTGCGTAATCTGCGTGAGCCGTGAGATTCCGCCGATCTCTTCGAGGTGCTTCTCCTTTCGCAGTCTCGACACGAGCAACGCAATGTCAATCCGCTTCCCTGCGACGTGCATCGCTCGCAACGTCTCGAACAAGATTCCATTCGCGTCATCGTAGAAGTCCTGCGACCGCACGTGTGACATGATGTCGTCAATCGCGTCCGGTTTGAGAATCACGCTTCCAAGTAGCGCGGTCTCAGCCTGCTGATCATTCGGCGGCATCATGCCGTCATGGTTGTCATCGTCCTGGGTCTTGGTCTTCGTCACGTCACAGGTCTCCGTTCATGGGTGCGCGAGATAGCAACTCATCGAAGTTGCTAATCTCGTTTTTGAGAATCTTCACGAAGTAGCCCACAGCATTGCGTGGGCTGCGCTCAGCCGTGCGAACTCCATTCGCGGCGCTGAACGCGGATGCCTGAGAGATCAGGCCAGCCGAAACACACCAAGCGACCCGGCGCACGATGGCGTGGTCGCCCTTGGCTTTGATGATGCTCAGGAGGGATTGCTCCAGTCCGTGGACCTCCCCCCGCCTCTTAATCTGATCAGATAAATCCTGTTCCTGATCCTGTTCCTGTTCCTGATCCTGGATGAGGCATTCCTTTGCCAATGGTATTTCTGATACCTTTCCGAATGCTTTGCTAAAGGCATCCGCAAAGGAATTGCCTAAGGTATTCGCGAAAGACCTAAGTCTTTGCTCCACAAGGACTTTCGTCTCACATTCGGGAAGCATGTCCAAGCACTTGACCCACGCCGTCATCTGGTTCGGGCAACTTGGCCGGTTGTACTTGAACCAATTCGTCAAAACGATGAGCCGTTTGTCGTCGTACTCGATGCACCCGATTTTGCGCAGTTCGGAGAAGCACTTTTGAAGCTCCTTGAAAGGCATTGCCAATGCCTCTGCCAATACCATTGGCGATGCCTTGAGGCATCCTATCGCCGTGGTCTCAGGGCTGGTCAGGAGATACAGAAAAAGGAGACGACCGTTCCTGGATAATCCCAGGAACTTTTCGTCGTGCCAGATCCTGACATCAACAATTCTGAACCGAGACATAGTTATAGTCCCACGTGTTACGCCGACATTGATTCGGCAATACATTCGTTGTTGATTAACCGTTTTGCATGGCGTTCAGCTCGCGCCCGAGATTCTCATCACGTGTCGCTTCGGCAGTCAGAATGAACACGCCACGCTGTTTGGCATGCTCGTGAATGAACTTGCGGTTCCACACGTCCACGCCTTCCCACGCCTCCTGCGGAATGAACAGCAGACCACCCTGGCCGACGCGCTCAACACCGATCTCAATGGCGATAGCCCATTTTTCCGTGGCACTCAGCTCGTGATACGGGGCCCACGTGTCTTTGCTTTCCACGAAGCCATACACACGCTTTCCACCGGGCTCCGTGGCGATCTTGACCCACTTCGATTCGATCGCGTCCGACAGCACGTGATCGGTAGCAGAAGCGATATTACGGAGTTTTTCCGCCGTCTCGCGCCGCATCGCCGCCGAGTCCTCGAACGCCTTGACGGACGCTTGTTTCATGCGCGCATCCCGCACGCGCACGCCATCCTCCATTGCCGACTTGGCCGCATGAAACGCGACCTTCCACTCCTCGATCTGCTCGGGCGTCGGACACTCGTACTCCTCAGCTTCCGTAATCGCCTTGAGACAAGCAGTGCGGCGCGCCACGTGTGTTTCGACGTTGTTGGCGTTATCGCTCGCCAGCCTCAGCTCAGCGCCAGCAGTCGCGATCTCACGCTGGCACAGTGCGATCGACTGCTCCAGTTGACGAAGCTGCAACACTAATTCGTCGTGATGCTTAATCAGACCTGCGTGTTTTTCTTCCGAGTCCTTGAGCGCCTTTTTAGCGACCTTATTGTCGGTCGGCACGTTGCGCTCATCCCAGTTCTTCAGCTCACGCTTGGCCTCTTCCGCACGCTTGGCCTTGTCCGCTGCTGTGTCCACACGCTGGCAGCCTGTGGCGTAGTTCCGCTGAGCGGTGAAGTACGCATCGTTCAGCTTCTCCGCGTCGTGCTCCTTGGTCATGTCCACCAGGGCGAGCTGCTCACGCAAGGAGTCGGCTGCCACCTGATCGCGGTCGGCACCTCCCTCCCAAGTGCGAGCCTCAGCCTGATAGTCCCGAGCAATGCGGGTCGCCATCTCGACCAGATCCGAGCACTTGAGCGCCTCTTGCGACACGATCCGCTCGAAATCATCCTCATTGAACTCGGGGCGGGCCTCAAACAGGGCACGGTCGGCCTCCACTCCGGTCAAGGAGATGAGCGCCTTAATCCGCCGCTTGTCGGCTGCCACCTCATCCTTGACGCCGGGGTCCACCAGGGAGGCGAGGTTCAGCTTGCCCTCCAGGTGGTCACACGCGAACTCACCAGCGGTTCTGGTCTGTTTCGGGTTCAGCGACACGTGCACTCCGAGCCCGTCGATACGGCCCTTCTCCGTGCCATTACGGAGAGGTAATCCACCCTCTCCTGCTGCCACGCTAGCCAGCGACTTGATCAAGATGGACTTGCCGCATCCGTTCGGCGCCACGATGGTCGTCACTCCGGGCGACTCCAGCTTGAACGTGAAGTTCTCGATGGGGCCAAGGTTTTCGACCTCGATTTGCTGATGTTTTTCTTTCACTGCAATTCTCCTAAAAGTTGGGGTTGAAAATGGACGCTCTATCGTTCTGTTTCAATCGCGAAGACTGGCTGCGCTCAAAGGTTATGATTCAGTCCAACAGCTTGGCTGCGCTCGTTCTTTATGGTTCAGTCTGAGAGAATGACTACGATCTGGCATTTTCGTTCCATCATTGAATCTGACTTCGTTCTTCTATTGAGGTTCAATCCCACGGAATGGCTACGTTCATCACCGATGCTTCAGTCCCGTAAATTGGCTGCGATCCCAGAAGTTGTTTCTGTCCTTTGGTTTGTCTGCGATCGGTCAAGATGTTTCGATCAGGAGTTTTGGCTGCGATCCCAAGGCGTGGTTCTATCGCCCGAATAGGCTGCACTCTCTGGCAATGATTCAGTCCTGGACTTTGGATACATTCTCTCGACATGGTTCGATCAACCAATTTGGTTGCGCTCAAAGGGACTGGGTATCCGCAGGCTTGGCTGCGTTCAACATTGCTGGTTCGGTCTGCGGGCTTGGCTGCATTCGTCTTGTGTGTTTCTGTCGAGAAGCATGATTGCGCTCACTGTGTTGTGCGAATCTTCTTCAGTGCCTGCTTCGCCTCACGTGCCAAATTCATCATCACTTCAGGGTCATACACAGATCCCTTCAGTGCGTTGTGCATGCGAAGCACAAACATGCGCAAATGTTGCAGGTCTTCCAAGGCTATGCGCAGTTCCTCGTTGACGATCGGCAACTCCTTAGCAAGATGGTCTCGCTCGTCGCGGAGATGCCGTATCCAAGCAGCGTCAACTTTTTGTGTGGCCATAAAAATCGCTCCCAATGCGTGTTTCAATCATTGAACTTGGCTGCGCTCACGCTCTAAGATTCAATTCCTGAGCATGGCTTAATGACGTTGCAGATAAACGAACCAGTTCGGCGCAGGTGTCCCTCCCCAAACGGTTCCATCCTGACGCACTAAGAACACCGGTATGTCGCGCTTGCAAAACGGACAGATGCTGTTCTTTGGAGACTCGGGCTTGCGGTCGCTCTTTTCAATGACACGACCAGTAAAGTGCCTGTAGTTGACACACATCACTCACTCCTCCTCTTCGGCAAGAGCTTCCTCCTGCACTTCATCACGCGACCTGCGTTTGACCTTCTCACCTTCCTTGAGGTCGCGCAACGACTTCCCCGTCATCGGCCAAGGCCAATTGGGAATCTCGATGAAGTGACGGTGATCTCCGGGGCAGTGCTCGAACACGTACGGAACTGGCGGGTCTTCACCAAAGAAGTCGTAGTACATCACGTGATGCAAGTGAGACAGGAAGATCTTCACTGCAAAGCGGCGCGCACGTGCATGTAGATGGCCTGGAGGAAGCGTACCGTCCTTGTAGTGCTTGTAAGCAACTGTCGTCTTACCGACCTTCTCAGCACGCTCAGCGGCCAACGTCTTGAACTTCCCCTCACCGCTGGCAGCAATCTCCGCATCCTTGCGCTGACGATAGAGCTGCCCGTACACAGCCCCATCACGGTTCTGCGTCTTGCAAAAACTTTCTCCGCATTTAAAAGCGCATAAACAGCGAAGGAAAGCATTCCACGGACGCGGCTTTCCCTTCTCCCAAACCATCGTCGGGTCCAACCCGGCGAACCTCCAGAAGTGTCCAGCCGTCTTGCACTTGCTCACATCCAAGTGAGAGAGAAGACCAGCAGAGATTACCGGGCCGATGCCAACCTGAGACTGCATCCACTGCCCCACCGAATACTCGCTCGCAAACGCGCCAAGAGCACGCTTGATCGCGTTTTCCACACGCGTCATTTCGTCGTTGACCCACATCAAAACGCGGCCCGGCTCACCTGCGCCAAGCGAGCGCAACTGGTTCGCAGTCGAAATCCTGTAGGCTTGGATACTGTAAAAGTTATCGACGAGATAACGAGCCTGCGCGCGATCCATGAGCCTCGACGCGGCCATGAGATCCTTTGTGAGTTTACGTGCGATTTCGATAGGTGTGTCGTAATCACTTCTGTCCATTTCAAGTCTCCTGAGGTTTGTCTACGAATCGTCTTAAAAGTTGTTGTCAATCGCGGCCTGAACTACTGACAGCGGAATGGAACGACGCACCAGTTCCGCACACTCGCGGCGTGCTGTGGCGCGCGCGGCAGCGGCATCGGCAGCGGCATAGGCATAGGCAGCGGCAGCGGCAGCGGCAGCGGCCTTGCGAACTTGTTCGATAGTCGCCTCACCGCGCGTCCATGCTCGTGCCATCTCAATCGCCGCGCGTGGTCGATCCTCTCCCTCAGGCACGTACTTCAATGCCGTCTCGGCGCAGTCGCACGCTGCCAATACGACCAACTTGCGATCTACTCCGACGCGCGCCGCAAACCACAGCATCCAATCGCCGCGCTCGCATTGCGCGTAGGCTTCCTCCAGCGTCTTTCCATCACACCAATTCTGCGCGTCGCAACACGCATGCAACTTGGACAGTAACCTTGATAGGTCCATTTCAAATCTCCTAAGTTAGAAAAAACGCTCCACCAAACTGCTTCAATCATTCCACTTGGCTGCGATCTGCAATATAGATTCACTAGACACTTTTGGCTGCACTCGTCTCCTACGGTTCTGTCCCGAAATGTGATTTCGATCACACGGCATGATTCATTCGTAAGACTTGTCTGCACTCTCCCAAAATGCTTCTTTCAGTTCATATGATTACGTTCCGTGTTGTTGCTTCTGTCGAGGCAGATGGCTTCGTTCATCTACGCTGGTTCGTTCGCCTTCCACGGCTTCACTCGCTCCGCGTGATTCGATCTTCTGGTGAGGTTGCGTTCGTGGCGATTGATTCATTCGTTTTCCCTGGCTGCACTCCGTGACTGTGTTTCATTCATCGACGAAGATTGCGTTCCAACAGTATGATTCCGTCTTCGATCGCGACTTCGATCCTATGGTTTGCTTCTATCAACAAGAATGGCTGCATTCTGGGTTTATGGTTCATTCCTAAATCTTGATTTCGCTCCGCATATCTGTTTCAATAGCGCGGCTTGGCTACGCTCATCGTCAATGCAAACTCGGTGGTCCTGGCTGCGCTCTGGAGGTTTGTTGCGATCCTGTTATGTGGCTAAGCTCAGCTAGGAGATTGTGATTCCAGGGTGATTGTTGTTCTGGTTGAACACACAGTTTTGAATCGAGACAAACGGCTTCGCTGGTTCCAATGCTTTCGCAAGCGACTGGCACGCATGGGCGACAGCTACAATTGCTTCAGCGCGTTTGTCCTCGTCCATCTGCTTTCCAGTTTCCAGCCAGATTCCAGGGAACTCTTTGCACAACGGTGATGAAGCAGCGTCGACCTTGTTTTCTGTCTTCGCGGTTCGTCGTCGTGGTTGTGCAGGTTTCTTTTTTGCCATCTTGTTTCTCCAGGTAGTTGTGGTGCTGCCGATTGAACGCTGGCAGCGTGGCGTTTTACGATTCCTCAGGCAACGATTTCAAGTGCGCATCGCGGTATTCATTCGCCTTGGCGTACAACGCTTCAGGCATTTCGTCCTTGTGATCAAAGACGTGCGTGCGCCAAACGAAGCGAGCATCGACTTGATTCTGAGTGCGCCCCAACTCGTACACGAACTCGCGAAGTCTATCGGGCACCTCCTCTAGCGACTTCTCCTCCGTCGCCTCGGCGGTCTTCTGAGGCTCCGTTTCTTTCTCCTTTTTCGGGGCCTTTTCCTTCTTCAACTCTTTCGCCGCCTTCTCTGCTTTTGACTCACCCTTGGGGGCCTCCGCGTTCTCAGTGCCGGGCACCTTGAACTCGAAGTAATCCTCGGGGTTCGCCATGCCGTCCTTGATCGACACGAAGATCTTCCGCAGAGACAGCATGTGTTGCTCGGTGAAGCTCTCCACTTTGCGCTGCATGCGTTCTTCGATCATCTCGGAGGTGACGCCGAAGTTTTTGTAGACTTCAAGCATCTTGCGAATGCGATCGACAAGCGGTTCCTTGTGTCCTTCCGTGAGCGTCTTCTCGCACTGCTCGACCGCGATGTCCTGCACGTCCTTGGGGATCACCGCGAGGATGCACGAGCGCTTGCGACGGGCACCTTGGTTCAGGATCATCTCGCTGATGTCACGCGGATCGGTCAGGATGTAGCTTCCACGCTTGGTATGCCGCATGTGCTTGACCGTGAACATAGTCGAAGATCGTACGTTAGTTTGCATGTCCCAGGCGAAAGCCTCACACACGCTCTCACCGTTGACCTGAGACAGCTCGCGAATGCCGTACTCGATATTGCCCCAGCCCTGCGCCATCGCCTCAGCCAGACGCACAGACGGCCCTGTGACCGTCTCGTTGCCGCGCGGGTACTGGTACATACCCACCTCAGCCAGACCACGACGCTGACATGCCGTGGTGATCTCGCCGATCGACGTGTTCACGTCACGCGGGAACTTCTTGGCGATCACGATCATCGCCTGCACCTCCTGCGCCTGCCGACTCGCAGCCACTTCCATCAGGTTGTTCTGTCCACGCCGATCAGGTTCATCGACGTGGGTTGTCAATTCCGTACTCATGTGTTACTAGCCTTTGTGTTGCAGAACGATACTTAAAGAACAATTCTCAAGCGACTTTTCAGCTCCAGTGAGAATCGCCTCGGCAAACATGCCACCACGTCGCTTAGAAAGCAACGCAACAATCTGCTTCTTAATCAACTCGCGATGATCTTGGACATACTCACGAATGAGTTTCTCCGCTTCTTCGCGAATCAGTTTGTGGGAGAGGGCTTCCAGGAAAGGTTGCGTGTTGTCATATGAGTAACTTGACACTTTTCCAGACTTGTCGACCTTGATATCCAAGGCACGTGTCACAATCGCATTGATGATCTTTGCCGGATCACCCATTGCAGCAGCAATCGCTGCCGATAACTGTTGTCGCACGATCGGGTCAATCACATCCTTTGGGATGTTTACGGTTGCGTTATCAGCCATGTTGTGGGTCCCTTTCGCTCCGCGATCACACGCGAAGATTGGTTACTTGGTCTTGCGTTCCAACAACCGTTCGTACGCCTTCCGCTTCACGGAACCGATCTTGGAGCGAACCTCCTCAGCGTCGGCCTCCGTGTAAATCGACTCCTTGACGAGCAGACGGCGCAATTCCTTTTCGCCACGTGGAAATCGTCCAAGTTCAGCCGATTCCATCTTGTGAATCAGGCGGTTGCGCGCCTCGGTACGTTCCACCTCCAGGGCAGCGATCTCCTCACCGAGCACCTTGTAGCGCAGCCACAGTTGAAGATCGTCGTCGTCCAGATGAACAGCGGTGTTCGCCACGACGCCGTTGACGATCGACAGCAGTTCCTTCGTGCGCGGATGCGTCCAGTTCGGCTCTGGCGGTTCGTTGTTCGCGATCCGCTCGACCAGCTCACGCTCGGCCTCCGTGATCGCGTCGATCAGGTCATCGTTGCGCAGCACGGGGTAGACTCGCAGCGTGAAGATCCCGAACATCGCGGCCACATCCACCTGATCCCAGCCCATCACAGCCATCTGCTGCTGAGCCTGAAACAGCACGTCGTCAGGAACCGAATCCGTCCCCTCCTGACCGTACTTACTTTCGTCCTCAACCGAGTACATCCGTGCGGTGGTTGCCTTGACTTCCAAACCCTTCCGCTTCTCGCTCAGCACGATCGCATCAGGGGTCGCAGCCATGAACGCATGCTGCGGGTGAAAGAACATGCGGCTGTTCTCAACGCAGTCCACGCCCATCTCCGAGGCGTACTCGTTGACGATCACCGACTGCATGCGCCTTCCGCGCCGCATCCGCGTCTCCTGCTCCTCCGTAAACGCCACTTCCATGACTCGGCGCGCACGCAGAAACAGGTCCAGCGACGTGCGGTAATCACTCCTGTTGCACGCCGCCGCCGCGTCCGAAGCGCCAATGACGAGCTGCTTCCCTGGCTCGTAAAAGCGTCCTTCCAGCCAAGCAGGGTCGCCTTCCAGCGGTCCCTCGATCGGAACATGTGTTGATGTCACCATTATGCGAATTGCCTTTCCACGTGAATGCCGTCGTCCTGTGCGGACACGTGTAATCCGCGACGACGACCCGCCACAAACTCCACCAACGCAAGGTTGGCAACGTCCACAAGATGCTCCAAGTTGGCATCACGCTCGTACAAGTCGAGACGCGCACGCATCGACTCCACAATGCGGAATGCAAACTTGTCAGGATTGCAGAACAGCCCGTAACGAAACGCACCCAACACAAGCCGGTTGCGCATGAGCTGCTCAAATTGATCGTCCCACTCCGACTTGCGGAGGGATTCGAGAGACGGCAGTTGCGAAGGAAACGCCGCCTTCTCAAGGTGCTCGCGAATGTGCTGCGATACTGTTTTCATGGTGTCACCTCAGGTTGTCCGTGAGGCGCATCAATCCAACCAGCAACAACAGCGCGAGCCCGCCGAATAGAATCTCAAGCCACGTCACTTCGACCATCGCACTCACCTCCTTGCGAACGTGACTTCTTGATCTCGATCTCAAGGCGGTTGACCTGGATGTCTTTGGGTGCGTCAATACCGAGACGCACCTTATCCGCCTTGATCTCCACGACCGTGATCGTGATCAGCCCTTCAGCAATCACGATCTTCTCGCCTATCTTGCGAGCTAGAACGAGCATAAGTTTCCTCCCTGCCTACCAGAGTCCTCGCGCCCAAATTCGATGGACGCTATCGCAAAAAAAACTACTCCCGCAACGTTCTGGGGGTGATGAAAGATGGATCGTGGTACATCATCAGAAAGTCACACGGTCCAAATAGATCGAAAGGCACGTCCGACTCGTAGCGGTGAAAAGCCATCTCGGTCAGGTGCGTGAGTCGCGCCTTGCCGGAGTCGTCCACTACCGGGTGCAGCCATTCCGCAGCCCCGTCATAAGGGCCACCAGAAAACCGCATGAGTCTCGGGTGCGTCGAGATCATTGGTCCACCTCAGAGAAGCGAGGTGGCGGTCGGGGTCAGCAACCCCTGAAAACCGCCGATTGCCTACGGCGGGAAATGTAGTAAATCTACGACGCTCGGTCAATAAGAATTTCCCGGCTTTCCTGGACGGAGATCTGCTTAGGTGCGCGTAACAGCCTACCGGGACTGACTTTAAGGGCGGTCGAAATTTTCTCAATTTGCAGCAGGGAAGGGCAATTCCTCCCGCGCTCCAGATCCGCCACGTAAGACCGCGAACTGTCCAGCAACACCGCAAAGGCGTCCTGAGTCATGCGTTTTTTGGCGCGGATATCGCGGAGATTGTGGCAAAAAGCGGCGTGCAAAAGACTGTCACCAACGAACTGTGTCATCTTTGAATCCTCATGTTGTGTCTGGCACGAAATAGTAGCGGATTCACGACACTTTCGCAAACGACAAAAAAACGCCCCGCACGTCGTAACACATGCGAGGCGTCATCCACAGCGGCGCGGACGGTAGAACTCAGTTGGTCGAGGCCACGTCAGGCTGCACACCAAGACGCTGTTTGATGACCTCCAAGGACACGACGATATGGGTCAGGCTTTCAGTCGTTTTCCTCAGGTCGGATTCAATCGACGAAATGCGGTCCTGCCACACCTTCGGCGGCTGCCCATCAAGTCGCTGATCCACCTCCTTGAACTCAGATCGCACGACCGCCATATCCACTTGGTGCTCTTTGCAAATCACCTCAATGCGATCCACGATCTTATCGCCGTCCTTGATGGCAGCAGAGCAGTCCCACAGAGTCGTCGTGACCCAAATGGCCCAAGGCAAAAAACAAGCGTTGATCACCGGCAGGATTACTACTCCAGCTTTGAACATGAAAGCCCACTTCCCGTTCAGGTCGCCTACTCTTTGCCCTGCCATCGACATTCCTTTCTCTGCCAAGTCCCTGCGGCCCAGTGTCCCGAACCGCAGGGCGATCTTCATCTTGGGAACTCGTGTAAGTTTGTCACTGCTACATCGTGACTTGGTCCTCCTCTGGCGAATGAACGACTTCAAACACCTATGAGAACCGCACTCTGCGGATTCTTCCCGCTTCCAATTAGGATCGCGCCTCCGCGATTACCGCGTCAATATCGTCATTGCTCGCGACAGCCGCTTGCGCAAAAACCTCATCGACAACGCGCGAAGATTGCCGTCTCCATTTCCATCCGAAGCAATCATCGCACTCACGCCGAATCTGGCGTTTGGCGAGTATCCTCTGACCGCGATCGGGCTTCTTGACCGACTCGCGCAGCTCGACATTGTTCTGCGGGCAATTATCAAAGATCCCGCTGAGCGCTGCCATGACGGCTTCGATCAACTCCATCCACCCAATCGCCGAGTAGCCCGCGATGATGCGGGGAGGATTACCAGCGTCGTAATCGTCGATTCCATCCGACACTTCCTTTTTCGATGCGCCAATCGCACTGGCCGCAACACTGATCGCAAACGCTTGCAGTAACTTCATCTCATTCTCCAGTTTGAACTAAGGGGTTTTCTATTTGATTCCTGCGGACGGGTGGGTGTGATTCTGCGTCACCGCGCTGAAAAGTATTCCGTTACGCAGCTTCGATCATCACGGTCGAAATAAAGAAGAACAGTTCGCTGGGAATCGCACGTGATCCAGTCAGTTCGATCAGCTTGCCTTGGTCGCTCGCGTGGCTGTTGGAAATAATCCAATACCACTTTCCATCCCTGATGACGATGCCAACCAACTCCAACGCATGTTGCCACCAATCGTAAGCGATATACCCGCTGCATCCTGCGCACAACCCAGTCACGGCGTGCTGAGTCATATTACGTGCATCCGTGTCCCAAACATCCTTGAGGCGGTAGAGCTTTCTCTGGCTGGCGAACTCGTTCCAGTACGCCTTGCTGCGGTTGGTAGTGTTCCAGTTTCCGTCCTGAGCCGGGCACACTCCTTGCTCGCGGGCACCCTTAATGAAACTCTCCAGATAGTTTCCTTGGTTGCTCCATCCAACCAAGTATCCCATCGACGCAGGGGCAAGTATGACGGTGGGCTTCTTTTCAACAGCCCGCGTGGTCATCAAACAGCCTGTTCCACTCCACGTCCAGCAATAATTCAAGCTTGACTGGTCCCACTTGAATCCTGGTGGTCGCCACGTCGCCTGCTGATGATACATCGGCATGATCTGCTCGGCGTTCGCCTCCGCAATACGATCCTCGTATTCGTTCGGAGGAATCAGCGAATCAAGCCCCGCTTCGATCGGAGTCAAGCCGCGTTCACTCGCCTCTGCACTGGCATAGGTGGTTTCGCGCGGAATGTACCCAGACTCGGGAATCGCGTGCATCTCCAGCAATCGCTGGAAGTCAACGCCATTGTCAGTGTCGAAGATCAAGCTCATTTCAACAGCTCCGTCGTGAGTAACTTTTCGGTCGCGTCCTCATCGACCGGAAGCGGCATCGCAACGCACTTTCCTCCCTGCATCGACGAGACGACCAAGCACGGAAGCGGAACATTTTTAGCGGCTTCGAAATAGGCCGCGTGTTTGGACGCTGTTGGATCTGTAAGTGACTGTGCCGCACTGACCCCCAGGACACGATGTCCCGCTTTCTCCAACCGCATCCGAAAGGTCAGACTCCCCAGCACCGCCAATTGCTGCTTGCTCAGGTTGTCCTTCGTCTCCGCGTCGTAGAGCAAGAATATCTGATAGGGTCCGCCCACTACGGGCGGCGGGAGAGGGGGGTCTATGGGTGTACCCCCGACCACCTTGAACGTCGCCTTTTCGTCAATGTCGCCACTTCCCAAATAGTTCTGGAATGTGACTTCCTTGCCGTCGAAGTCCTTGAACGTGATCGGCACAATGTGAATCCACCTGACCTGATAGGTGATCGTGTACTCACCCGGTGCAGCACACACGACCCACTTTCCGGGGCCGACTTCGAGCTTGTTGACTCCATCCGGCCAGACGAGTCTAGATCCACTCTGAATTGTGGCACCCTCAGGAACCATCGCCTTGAGCGTCACGGGAATCGGCGTATCCCGCTTTGTTTCAGCGGGGACCTCGATCTGCGCGAACGCTTGACACGTCATCACGCACAGAGCGAACAGGGTTGCAATAATGCGAAAGGACATGATTACCTCATAATCCCAGTTTTCCAAGCACGACAATGCCGAAACACGCGTGCAGGTTGATGGACGTACAGGGCACAATCATCACGGGCTGCAACCACAGGCTGAGCGGGAACTCGAACATTCCAAGCGGTTCTCCTCGCTCAACGACTGCCATGATCTCGGAACGATCCATTGTGTGATCGCTGTAGTTGATAGCTTCCCTACATGCTTGGCAGAACTTATAGCGATCATCGAACGACTTGCATTCGACGATAACGCTGTTCTGCTCTCGTTTTACGGTAAGTTCCATAACAGTTATTTTCTACCTCGAAACAGGCGGCGCAGAGGGCGACGAGCGACAGCCTTGCGCTCGACCTTGACGACCGCCTTGGTGATCGTGCTGATAGGTCCGTTTTCCGTGCGGACCAACACTGAAACCTTGGGGCGCTCCGGCGCAGCACAACGCCCTCCAGGGCACTGCATGGGTAACGCCATCGCAAGCAGTAATACGAGACTCGTCATTTCGACTCCTTCTCAGGTCGCACGCCAGATTCTTGATCGTTCACCACCGCGTCACGCGCCATGAGAGCGACCCACGCCAGCGTCAGGAACGAGACTACCTCGTTCCAATCGGGGTTCGTAGCAGGATCTCCATCGACCAACAATCTGATCGCCTGCAACAGGGTGATAACTGCCAACAAGACGGCTCCTGCCGTGGTTTGCTTGCTGGCAACGATTGCTTTGAATGTCCCGTTCATGCGTTTTCCTTGTCGCTATTCTAACGACCGCTCGTAGCTTTCCGCGCCTCAGCCCGAGCTTTTGCGCGCTTGGCAAGTGTGTTGATCAGCGCCTCCAGCTTCTGTGAGTCCTCCAATTCCTTGGGGCTCATGTTCGCTTCGACTTCCTCGGGGATGTACGAACGCACGAATGTCTTGCCACCAGCCTGCCGCATCATCTGCTGCACGCGCTCACGCAACAGAGACTCCTGCGCGGCGGGCGATACGTTCGTGACTCGCATGCCGGTCAGCAGGTTCGTCGCCGCCTTGCCGATCTCGGGCAGAGCCTGACCCTTCATCTGCGGGTCCGTGAACGGGCGGGCCAGACCGCTCAACTGCCGCCCAGTGGACAGCGCACGTGATGCCGGGGAGTTTCCTGCGAGGTACTCGATTGCATCCGAGCCGGGGAACTTCACCGGGTCGCGCTGACCGGTCAGGTTCGCCAGTGTTCGCCCGATCGTCGGGTCGAGATCCTCCAGCGACCGACCGCCCATCGGACCCTTCTGGAAGAAAGTTTGACCGGTTCCCCATTCCAAAGGCATCTTCAAAAGCGGATTCAAGCGGCTCCCGCCTTCGAGCAGGGCCCCGCGCACGCCGCCCCCGAGAAACGACAGCGGGTCCTCGAACATGAGCCCGGCACCAGTCAGGTATCGCTGTGACCCGTCAGGCGAGTCACCCAGCGGAACAGACGTGGTTTCAGCCACGTAGTCGGGCGTCATTACGTCCGGGTTCCGCGCACGGTTCGCCGCGCGCAGCATCTGAGCCAGCTTGCCGCCCGGTTTCTCTTTCAGTTCGGAGAACATCCAGATCGGCATGCTTTTTGAAAACTTGAAAAAAGGCATGACGCGGCTCATCGTTTCACGCTCGAACGGCGTGAAGTAACGCGAGTCATAAACCGCCTGCGCCTTCAGTACGTTGGCAGCCGCCTCGGTGGGATCGACACCGCGCTTGAGCTGCTCGATGAAAGGGCTGATCCGGTTGAACGACTCGATTGCGTAGGCGAGTTCCTCACCGGCTGCTGCGGGGCCAAACTCGGAAGCAGTCCGTCCACCGACTCCACGCATCTTGATCGGATTGAGCGACGTGCCTTTCTTTCGCCCGGTCAGTTTGGAAAGCACGCTCTTGAAACTGAACCCATCGAAACCGGTGCGCGGAATCTCAGACGCCAGATCGGCTAGCAGCTTCGGGTTGTTGAGCCCCTCGACTCCCGCGACCGACGCGGCCTCCCCGGCTGCGCGGCTGGTCATCCCGTTCGAGAACGCAATCTCACCCAGCAGATCCGTTGCCAATTCGGGCGTGAGTTGAATGCCTCTCTGAGACGCAAGTTGTTGCACAGCAGGGATTTGCATCGCACTGGCGACGGTCTTTCCATGCAGCAAAGCGTTTGTTTCTTTGACTGAATCCAGCGACCACATGCCACTCAGCCAGTTGTTGACCTGACCCGACAGAAGGTTGCGCGAATGGAAGGCGGGCCACAGTCCAGTCTGCCAGCCTTTCCAGAAGTTGGTGACGTTGTCGACTGCCTTCAGGATTGCGCCAGCGGGCTCAGGACGTGCGAAGCCGTTGGCGATCCTGCCCATCGCCGTAGCCGTCTCATCGCTCACGCGGTGCGTCAGGAGGTCTTTCAGGAGGTACGTGTCGTCCAGAGTGCTGACCGGTTGCCCGAGACGCTGCGCCACGTCCTGCATGTACTGGTTCAGCTCCTGCGGATTCATCGTCGCCTTGAAGTCGGCGAGCAGCTTCGCGCCGAACGCATCCGGTTGTAGCGTGCCTTGCGCGCCCTGGAATGCTTCCTCCAGAGTCTGCCAGCCACGCTGGTTGGCGGCGGTTCCTGGCGGGAACATCGTGCCCTTGGACAGCAGCATTTCGCGGATCGAGCGCAGGGACCCGGCCTGACCGATCCCTCGGATCGTGTAGGACTCCAGATCACGCACCGGGTGATTAGCGAAGAACCCGATCTTGCGTTGCTCGGGCGTCATGTTCGCCGCCCAGTCGGCGAGCGCCTCGTAGCGGTTCTTCATCGTTCCGCTCGGGGATGCGTCGGCCTCTCGGAACCACCTTGGGATCTTGTTGCCGTACTTCCGCTCGATGATCTTGGCGATGTCCTTCTTATCGGCCATTGCCTCAATCGCATCGTTGATGTCCGTGTCCTGAAGCATCTGCCTAATGGTGGTCGTTTCGTCCTTAATGCCTTCCTTTGCGCCAATGTACGGCTCGAATGGCGCCAATATCGGATTGCGACGTTGGGCGAACTCGTTTCTTACGTCGTGCAAACCCGGCGTGGATGATGTGGGTGGAACAAACTCTTCTGTCACGCCCTGACGCGGGAAGTACCTGCTTTCTGGGCTGTTGTACTCGTGGATCACACCGCCTTCGTTCTCGACAGCCTGCTTGACCTTGTCCTTCAGGTCGTGCATCTCTTTGAGAATCGCCTGCGCCTGTGGATTCAACTGCGCCGTGGCGGGGCCCGGAGTCACTTCTTCCAGGGCCTGACTAATCAGCGGGCCAAAGCTATCATCGCCCTGGCCGGATGCCATCAGGCGCCGAGTCAGGTCGGCCAGTGGCAGCTTGGCCTTCGCCAGATCCATCTCACGTGTCGCGAACTGCTTCTTGGCGAAGATCTGCCCGAACTCGCCCATCACGCCGCCCAGCTTCGAGTTGAACTGCGTTGCGAGCGCGTCGACCGGCGAGAAGTCGGTGCCGGGGATCTTGCCGTAGCGGACGGTGCGGCCCATGTCGTCCAGCTTTGTCGCGACCTTCTCTGCGGTCTGCCCAAACCCCATCACCTTCTTTGGCGTGCCCATGAAACCCAACCCAAAGCTGCCACGGAGCGGTTCCGATGCCAGATCGTTGAGGTTCAGTTTCGCCTTCGAAGCAGCCGTCTGCAGCGCGGTCATCTCCTCGGGGCTCGCCTTCGCCATCACGTCCCCGAGCGTCGTCTTGAGCATCGCCTGACGCGGGCCGATCTTCGTCGGGTTCACCTTCGCCACGTCAGCAGCAATGGTGCGCACCTTGGGGATCATCCCCGCCTTCTTGACCAGACTGCCGCCCTTGGTCAGCGCGCCGAACGGGAACACGTAGGTCAGCGGGTCGGTGAGGATGTCCACACCGAGCCCGCCAGCGAAGTTTCCCCACGAGTCTTTCTTCCCAGCCATGCCGTACTTGCGCAGCAGATCACGACCGCTCGTGCGCGACTCACCTGAGAATGGATGCAGGAGCTGATCGAGCGGGTTCTCCATCGCCAGCACGTCGCGCACCATCGACCCCGGCAGATCGAGCACGTTCCCGACAGCCGCGATCCCTCCGAGCGTCTTGCGACCAGCCTTGCGGATGATCGACTCTTCATCCTCGGGCGAGAACGAAGAAACGCCCGGCGCCCGGCGAGCTGCTGTACCGCCGAGCGTCGGGAGTGACGGAAGTTCAAACATGTTTGCCATCGTTAGTTCCCGAGCATCCACTGGGCCATATTGAACGGCATTTGTGTTGGGCTACTCAGCGCACCCAAAAACGTCATACCTTCCGGGTACTTGCGATTCGCGCTGGATTTTCCAGACAGTTTTCGATAGAGATCGTCTATGTCGAGTCCCATGCCCCGTGCCATCTGCTCGAACCCTGCGAAATCACCAGCCTTGTAAAGGTCAGAGAGACGGCCATCTACATCCCCTGGTGCTGGCGCAGGCTGGACCTGACCAGCACCCTGCCCGGTTCCTCCCTGTGTTGCATTCGGGTCTGTCGCTGGGGCACCGGTACGGCGATTGAGTTCCTGCATGATCTGGTTGTGCGTCCATCCAGGGTTCTGCCCTGCAATGTCTCGGTAATTTGCAGAGAACTCGCCACGCTTCTGTTGCTGGATCTCAGCGTCATAGCGACTACCCTGAATCTGCAGCTCTTTCTGTCTATCCTCGTGCTGCATCTGGTCTTGAGCGAGCCCAGCCCGCCCCAGTTCACCAGACTGGTCGAGTTGTTGTTTCTTCAACTCGTTGTCGGCCTGCTGCATCTTCATGGCTTGCAGCCGAGTCTCGCGCCGCTCGTCTACGTCGCCTTTCAAGGCATCCTTGCGAATGGCGAGTTCCTCGCGCTGGATATCACGGTCGAGATTTGCCTGCTGAGCGTCCAAGGCAATTCTCTGCATGCCGAGCGCGAAAGCCGGATTCCGCATCGCCATCTGCTGCATCGGGTTCATCGGCATGTTCGCGTTCTTGCGCGCCTCAATGCGTGCTGTGCGGTTCGCAGCCTGTGCCATCCCACGCTGCGCGATCAGCTCACGCGCCGCATCACGTCGTCCCTGACGCTCCTCCCTAGCGGCCATCCAACGCGAGTTACTGGAGTCAGCACGAGGCCCAGTAGCGGGCGCAGCTTGGCCTGACAGGCGAGCCATGAGATTCTGCTGCTTGGTCGCCTGAGCAGCGTCGTAACGCTTCTGCATGGCATCTCGCAGCGTCTGCGCCTGCGGGTTGAGCGGAGTCGGCTCGGTAGTCTGGTTGGGATTCCAGCCACCGACAGGCTCGACCATGCGACTGCCATCGGGTCGGTAAACCGGAGATCCGTCACCTCCGACAGAGCCTTGCACCGTGTTTGGAAGCGGCGCGCCGGACGAGTTTCGGATCGGCATACCGTTCTCACCAATCGCCCGCGTTCCGTTGCCGCTCAGCATGTCCTGTACGCTAACCGCGCGCCGCTGTCCTGCCAGTTCGTTCTGGCGGGCCTGCTTGGCCTCCCAGCCTTGCTGCGTGGTCGGGATGTAGTTCGGGTCGTCAAGTTGGCCCTGCGCCTCACCACGAGCCTTGGCAATCACCTGATCGGACGTGAGACCAGCATACTCAGGATTCCCAGGGGCAGGACGCGGGATCGCTGCCATCGGTCCCTGCCCCTGCGACTGCATGAGCGGCGAGACGAACGGCCCCGTGATACGGCTTCCATCCTTGTTGATCGGATTCCCATGGAGGTCCTGCCGATAGACAAGGTCATCGACGATCGGCTTGGACGAGTCAGGTCCAGAGGGAATCCCCTGCCCATTGTTCCAGATCTCCTGCGCACTGATCGGAGCTGGGGTTCGACGCCCTTGCGCGTTCGGCGGTCCACCTGTTCGCGGGAACGAGCCTTGACCACCAAGCAGTTCAGGCAGCAAGCTCACCGCTGTACGCTGTCCGGTTGGCGCGGTAGACGCTTGCGGTTCCTGAGGCATCGACGGCAGACGCGACGGTAGAGCCGTGTTCTGGGGAGACGGGCTAACTAGTGGCGGTTGCTGTGGAGGAGTGGGTCCCATGATCCGACCCATCAGACTTGGATTCTGTCCGCCTGAACTCGGAATAACCGGCTGAGCCGGAAAAGGTGCTCGTGTTCCGTTGTATGGTGCCGCGTTAGGAGTTGGGGGGCGCAGCGTCTGCGTTCCCCACTGACCGCTGTAAGGCGGCTTCTTCGTCGGTGCGGGAGGAGAGTAGTGGCTGGCAAGTGGAAATCGCGGTAACGGCATGTGTTTCTCCTTTGTGGGCAATTATACAGGTCAGGCAGATGGTGATCGGCCACCCGCCTGTGATGCTGCGAGGGCGGCGCCACCAACGACCGGAATGGCTGGTAAGACTCTGAGCATGTGATTCACGAGTTTTGGGCCATACACTTGCATCAGCAATTCTGCGTTCTGACGTGCCTCCAGCGGCATGTCGTCTAGCTCTGCAGCACTTAGCTGGAACGATCTCTTGGGAAGGAATCTTCCTGTTCCGTCAATCATATCTTGCCGTCGATAATACGTCGGAGTAAATGACTTTACTCCAGCCTCCTCCATCGCCTGCCTCGTTCCAGCAATCCTTGCGAGCACCTCATCATCATTCATTATGTAATCAACGAACGATTTTCCATTCACGTCAGGACGCTTACGCATGTGCACTGGTCCTGAATAGCCACGATTCTTCCACATGCGCCTCGCAGCATCATTTACACGTGACAGGTGTAGTTTCAGATTCGGGTGAATATTACGATCGTTTAGATAGTGCTGTCCCTCGTGAATCCCAGTTGGCTTAAGCGTCTTGTAATTTCGTGCTCCGGCAGGGCTGTATTCAATTGCCCGAGTCGACGGCCTATACTGCGCCACATAATCAATCGGCATATCCGGGTTTGCCTTAACGTCAACACTGCGACGTTCAAGGTTAGCAAGGTCCGATTCGCCTTTTATTCCATCTTCCCACAGAGGCAGACCAGATCGCTCGTTAATTACATTTGTCCTCCCCGTGGCCTTCTTTGTTTTCGCCATCTTCTCGCCATAGTGTTTGGCAAGCCACGCTGTCCCCTGTTCAATCTCCCCAACACGCGGATCAATGGCAGCAACCAGCGGCTTTGTAGCCGCCGCCATCGTCTCGGCGGACTTCGCTGCCGCGGAGGTGGCTTTCGACGCGGCACGTGCTTTCCTGGCCTTACTCAGGTACTTGACACCCTTGGCGATCCCAGCACCACCGATGAGGTTCACGGGATCGAGTAGAAGCTCAGCCAGGAACCCAGGGATGTCGCCCGAGTCGAACCCCGGCTTGTTCGGACCAAGATGCAGAGCCTCTCGCCCGGTCGCCCGAGATCCAGGCTTGCCAGCGAGAAGACCTCTCAGCAAGGCCCCTGGTGTATCAGCGACGTACGACAGGGTATCAAGCATGGACATTCTTAAGCTCCCTTCGTGCGCGCCAAACAGCGATACGAACCATCGCCCGCGCCGCCTTCTGAACGAACGGGAGGCTACGCTCCTTCGCCTCCAGCTCCATCCACTCCACAATGTCATCCATGCGATTGAGGCACTCGTCAGGCCCCCAGTTGTCCATCAACACCGCGTGTTCCTTGCAGTGGCATCCAGCCCGATCGCGAATCCAGAACTTCGCCAGCAGGCGCGACAGGTGGCAACCGGGACCGCAATGCTTCAGCTTGGTCTTTGACTTGCGTTCGAGAGGATCGCCCTGCCCAGGACCATTGCCGCGTTCCCACGCATCAAAGTACGCTTGATTCGTCTGACACAGTTCATGCCATCGCGAGTGCTTCTGACACTGATGCCTTTCGCACCAACCAGGTTCCTTGCATTGACAATCTGTCATGCCGTCACCTCGATGTAATATTCACCAGAATTGTCGTACGGATCGAGGTCAAGAGGATCGGGTGGATAGCATAAGTAACACGTCAGATCAGAATCGTCGTGTGTCATTGGACCAAAACGCAATAGCAGCGGTGCACACGTCGATGCAGAAGTTGGTTCCCACACAGTAAGTGACCCACTTGGCCATGTTGATGCACATCCTGTTGCGCTGCATAGCGACAGGTTGAAGTTCTGCCCCGGATTCGAGGGGTCGTTATCCCCTGCGCTTTCGCACGTCAGGCACCACTCAAAGAACTGTGAGCTTGCTCCGTTGACAACCGTGTACGAACCTTTCCATCGCGACGTTCCTGCGTTCCACTCCCATGTCAGCGTGCACGTGTACCCACCTGCGCAACTTGCACGACCTGTCGCATCCACTACTGTGAGCGTCAGTTCCTTAGGTATGGCAATGCCAAGGCACCGACAAAAGCAGTCATCGCACGTGTCCCCGTTCGAGTCTCGCAACTCAGCCACTCGGTAGTTATCAAAGACATTCAGATGGCCGATGTTGTTGTGCCCGATCGCTGAAAACCTACCAGTCCCGACAGTCGCGCCCTCAACCCACAGGCCCTCCTCGGCGCTCTGGATGACCCACGCCTTCGCCATGTCGGCATCAGCGTCAACGCATGCACCGAGACCAACAAATCCAAGCCCGTTGGCGGTCACTGCCGTGTAATTGACGGAATCAGTCCCAATCGTGACCGTCCACTGTGATGGTGCAGTTGTGCATTCAAAGATGACTTCGACGCCACCGCCGACAGAGGTTGAACTGGTGTTGCAGAGCCACAGATAGTAAATGTCGCCCGTCTCGGGCGAGACCTCGACATACAACTGTTGCTCACCAGCGTGGTCTGCGGGTTGCTCTTGAGTGCAGATGATCTTGGCGTTCGCTGTGCCATCTGTTCCCGTCGAGTAATCTTCCACGAGCGTGAAACCTGAAATACCCCAGTCCGCAGGCGACACCTCATAGAAGTTCGGCGGTGTGGTTGTGTCGGCGATGTTGAAATTGTCGTAGTAGAACCAGCAACCGCAGGGGCAGCAGGCGATGCTAAACGCAACGCCCACATGGCCTGGATTGCTGGGGGAACCCCAGAACTGGATCTCACCGTTTTTGACGTAGATGCTACCCATTACGCACACTCGGTAAAATCGAACGGTTCAGCGACTAAGTCTGTCCAGCCAGGATAGTACGTCCAGCGCACGCGCAACCCCGACGGCAGAGCTACCTCGTGCGGATTCAGCACCGTGAAGTGATTGCCTGTCGCGCTCCACAATTGGTCGTGCTGCTCCACGTCTCCTGTTGTCTCAACAGCGATGACCTCAGTGGTCTTGCCGATCCACCACATGGACCCTGCGGAAGCATCGTTGACGCAGACGATGCCGCGCTCCGTGTCGATGCCACCAAGAATCACGAGACCGAGATTCCCCTTCTTCGCCTCGAACGAACCGGACTGCGGACCCCACAGTTCGCCTGTCGCTGGAGTCGCCGCATTGTCGTAGAGTGCGAACACGGGACCGGTGAGCGATACTAGCCCGTAGCCACCACTTGGAATCGGCTTGTGCGAGTTGATGGCGAACGGTGACACACTGTCTTCACTCGGCTGCGACACCAGCAATACCGTACGGTTCGGTTCCTCCCACGTGGCGCCGGTGATTTCCACCACGCCGAACGCGGGAATGTCCCCGGAGGCAAGCGCTTCGATCCAGCGAGTTTTGTGCCATTGGCCGATCATAGGTGAAGCGCCCTCGCTGATTCGTACCGCAGTCGCTTCTCGGAGCGAGACATGGTCTGGTAGTGATACTCCAAGTTCTTACCGCCCCAAGTCGTAGCCGCCTTGCCACCGACAAGCCACCGCAGCATGTGCACGTTTCCGTCAACGTCGATCGGGTACAGTCCGTTCCACTGCATCGACATGGTCGGCAGGGCCGTGTAGATCTTGGCGTGCGACTCGGCCAGCATGCGCGCCTGATCGTCCACGTCGTTCTTGCTGTCGCTAAGCGTGGTCTTGCTCAGATCGCTGTAGTGCTGGATCAAACAGCGGAACATGTCGAGTTGCTCGACCTGCGCATCTCCGTACCCGGTGGACGACTGCGGGTTGATCTCGTGTGAATACTCGTGCAGCCACCGGGAATAAGTCGGCCCCTTGCGGGCATAAAAGGCGGCTGTCAGGAATAACTCTGCTGGGTCCTGGTGGCCGGTCTCCAGCACCTTGAACACGGCGTACGGCAGCTTCACGATGCCACGTTCAGTATCCAGCTCGAACTCGTCATCGAACCGGGCGAAGTCGCCTTCTTCTTCGTTGATCCCCTTCAGGTCCGAGTTGAACAAGTACCCTTCGACGAACGGAGTCTCAGCCGTATCGTCGGACACGTCGGCGAGCTGCGGAAGTAGCGGAAGAATATCCTCGATCGCAGAGAGTGTGTACTCAGGAACCGGGAGATCGAGCGAACCGTCGGAGAACGTCTTGATTCGATACCAGCGATAGACCGTGTCTCGGGCGAGTTGTCGTTCCTCACCGTCCGGCACATTCGAGAACACGCCTGGAATCTCATACTGCCATCCCGCAGTTGGCTTGTACGTCAGTTCGTCGATGGGCTTAATCGAGCCGTCATAGTCAACGCCTACCGCCTCCAGTTTGATCTTCATCTGGAACTTAGTTGGACCGAGTGTGGCGACGACGTTCTTGGGCAGTGCTGACGGGTTGGTGTCGATGACCGGGTTCAGCTCAAACCCTGTCGTGGGATAGGTCGGGCCTTCTCCGTACGGAACGATCTTGATCGTGTTGTCGAGCCTCAGGACGATCAGGCACCCGATGCGATCGCACAAGTAGGCGAGCTGCAGATCGGCGCGCTGACGTGACCAGTTGACCTCGGGCGGTTCGAGACCTTCCGCCGTCAAGCGAATGTCGTAGCTCGTCTCACCAAGCGCCTTCAGGAGGATCTCCAACACCTCCTTATAGGTCTTCTTTGTGTCGGCCTTGATCGTGCCATCGGCGAGCCGCACGTTGTACCGGCCCGAGATCAGGCAGTGCTTCCACTTCCACCGTCGATCGAGGATCAGCACGCGATACCGGAACCCGCGCCGCACTGCCGGTGGCGTGATCGTGTACTGATCGATCGCACAATCCTTGAAGCTCAGGATCGGCGTGGCGCCGTCCGTGAAGGCGAGATCGCCATACATGGCACTGGTCGGCTCAGCCACCGCATAGGCCACGCACACTGACGGAGCGATCCCATGCGTCAGCAGCATGTCGCCGCGCGTGAGCTTCAGTTCAGGAAATGTGACGCCGAAGTTCGGCATGATTACACCGCGCCGATCGTGTACTTCTTAATGGCAGGGAGATCGAGGAGCACATTAGACAACTTTGTGTAGAGGCGGATTCCATTCGTGAATGTGATCGTCCCTGACGGGTCCTTGACTCCACCGCCGTACATGTAGAAGTTCGTGAACGTCTTGCTGGCACGCGCATCTCGCGTGCAGTCAATCGTCCCCTTGGACTGAGTCACGGTGGCATAGGTGCCGATCGTCTTGGGGAAGAATGTGCCACCGTTCATGTTGAGGGTTGTGCCGCCGATATTGCCGCCGACATGCTCCACAGTCCCGCCGTTCTGCGTGAGCGTCGTGAAGGCTGTGCGGAGCTTGGCAGATCCGCTGTCGATGGTGACTGCACCCAGCGTGACGGTGTCGCCTGTTTCCACGACAGGGCTGCCTTGGCCACCAATCACGAGCGTACCAAGGTTGCCAGCAGTGGTCGGTTCCACGCACACACCCACACGCCCATCGTTCACGGTGAGGTTGTTGGAGGCGTGATTCCCCTTAATGAGCAGCGGGGCCACGTTGGTTTCGTAGCTCTGCCCGGTGGCATCGACAACGATCGTGGAAGCCGCCGACCCGAAGTCGAGTTTGATATTCTTCGCGGAGGGAGCATCCACCCTCACATTGGCACACGACGTGAACGTGAGGTACTGTCCGTTCGGCTCATCGAACGGTGTCGATGCGTTCAGCGTGTTGACAGCCGGGAGGCCGATCTCGTGCTTGTACCCCTGCGTAACGGTGATACTCGCAGGGGCATATGCGAGGCTGATATTGAACTGAGGTCCAGCCGACGCCCGGTGATCGAACACGATGTCATCGGCAGCCACTGGAACGGTATCAGCGTCCCAGTTGTCCACGTTGTCCCAGTGGTTCGGCCCGGTTCCTGTGCGGTCAGTTCCACCGCCTGACGCAAATGTGCCTGACGCAGCCGTTTCACCGACAGTCACCGTTCCTGTTGGGCGCCCGTTCGCCTTGCCTTCCAAGCGAATCCAGTACGCCGATGCACTGTAGGACAAGGACAGCGTTGCGAACTCGCCGACGCTCGTACCCAGGCAGTCACGGACCTCACCGTTCACAGCCGCACCACCAGTCAGCATGTTATACATCGCCTGCGCCATCTGCGCCAGCGTCATCGTGGCAGTGAGTGTCATCGTCAGACGCTTGCCGTTGATCTCGACATATGCCGTCTCCGTGGACGCCCACGTGCCAGCGAATACGAAGTATTTCACATCCGTAACGGGAGCCGCCGCGCCGAGCCAATAGCGAGTAGTCATCGAATCACCTTCTTAGACATTAGGAGGGGCAATGCCCTCGTTCGAGATCGAGTACGGGAGTGAGAACCGATACGCCCATTGAGTCGGCCAGAGCAAACTCTGCAGTCGCCCCTTCTTTTGACACGTGCCACGCAGGATGGATCGGCGGTTTCCGTGCTCAAACTGCGGCCAGTACGGTGCGGGAGGCTGAATGTAACCAGTGACTCCTACCGACTCGCCAGACTGAATGATGATCTGGGGAGTCAGCTCGCAGTTCACTTGGAGCAGCGGGGGTCCCATGAACTGTGGGATGTACTCCCAGTCAGGACCACCTGTACCGATGATCTGAATCGTCTCTTCCCAACTGAATACTTCGTTCTCAGTGAGCAGATAGTCCGCCTGAAACACGGCTCGATAGCTTCGTCCCGTTGCGTACTCTCCACCGTCCTCTTTGGGATAGTCGAGCGTCAACAACCTGATGCCATTCAGTGACGAGTTGAAATCGAGCACGTGCGCAGACGGTGTATTGTCATCGTGGTACAGCCCGACCGTGTGCCATTCGTAGCGGTATGCGTCCTCAAGTTCATCAATCGCTGCTTTGATGGTGGATTGCCCAGTGACGCACAGATGGCCCTGAACGGTGAGCGTTTTGCGGATGAAGGCGTACCGGTTGCGCGGAGAGAAAATGCGCTGCTGCTGGATGTACGTCACATCCACTTCACCAGCGTCGTGTTGGTAGGCGTCCCACTTGAAATACACGCGTCACTCTCCTAGCGAAGGCGATCAAAATACCCCTCAAGCGCTTCGATGCGATTGGTCGTTTCGAGCAGCAACTTCTGAATCGTCGTCAACATCCGAACCAATTGATCCTGGTATGTCGCCATCGCACCAGCCACATCATCACCGGCACGAATTGCGTCAAACCCAGGAGCACGTTCGCCGACTTGCGTCCCGAACGGAAGCTCCGGTCCCACAGGAGACTCTTGCCCGAATGAACCTTGATCGTTCTGCAGCCAACGCACATCCACTTCGGAGTAGGCAGTATCACCTTTGGCGGGGTGATCGAACGGGTCCGCTTGAGGCAGCAGATTGTCGATCGCCTGTCGTACTTGTTCGTCGGCCATGTGGTTACACCGTTGAATCGTTGGTCCAAATCAGTTCTGCGTCAGTCCCCTTTTTGCGCACTGAGAACTCCAGCGTCAGCGGGATCTCGGTCTTGCCGCGTACGGTCGGAGTCTGGTCAGCCCACTGCAACCCAGGCATCGCGATTGTCGCCGACACCGTTCCGTTCGTGAGCTTCAGTTCTCCCACGATCCCGCTGATTGCGTTGGCGTTTCCGTAAAGTGCTGCATACTCAGTGGCCGTGAACGGGTTGTCCGTGATCAGGCTGATCTTGCGACCGCGCGGGCAGATCTGCGTGGGTGTTACACTGTTGACCCACCGTGGCTGGAGCATGTTGTCGATCACGAGCGCGAACTGCTTGATCTCGTAGGACACCGTGTTCACCTTGAACGTGCCCTCGTAGAACGTGTAGGGGACACGATTCGTCCCTGTCCCCAGCGCGGGGATCGTCCCTGCCCAGGATGCCCCACCTGTCTCGGTCTGACCCATCACCTCCAGCACGAGATCAATCAGCTCTTGATCCTCGTCACCAGTGCCCGCCACGCCTCTCAGGATCGCTCGGTTCGTCTTGCATTCGTCGAAGCGGAAGATAGACCCCACCTTGTCAATCAACAGGCTGTAAGACGGCAGAGCTTCAGCCAAGGCAAATACGTCCGCGACTTCGGCTTCACCGAGGATACGCGGCAACAGGTGGTCGTAATCGGCTGGTCCCGGCTGCATGCCGATCCTGCCCGATACGAGGTAACAGCTATTGCGCCCCCGCTCGACACTCTCTGAGCGTGTCCCCGTGATCCCGTTCCCACCTACGACGCGTTGATTCTTCTGCACAGACTCGTACAAAAAGTCCATGCGATTCGACGAAGCATCGAACGTGGAGTCCGCGTCAAACGCCAGTCGAGCAAATGCGCCCTGCGAGCAACCGCCCATTCATCACCTCACAATCGTGTTTCTTGCACAAATGGCCGGATGCACAACGCACACGCGTCAAGGTTGTCATGCTTGAGTCGGTTCCAATCCAGCACTTCCTCGTGCTCCACCTTGAGCGTATACACGTCACCGGAAGTCACTCCTGTCAGGGCGCCCTTCTCGACGAACTTACGCCTGATCGTTTCCCTCCACGTCAGCAGTCGGTCGAGCAAGTAATCCTTGTCGTTGTCGTTGTTGACTATCATCGTCACAGCGCAGCCATATCCAACCGCTTCACGAGCAGTCGTACCGCCCGAGTATCGCTCCTGCGATGGATGGACCGTGATGCCGGGATAGTAGTTCGACCCATCATGCGGGCGGCGGCGGATGACCACGCAATTATCTGGCAGGCCGGTCAGGTCGAGCGCGCGAATCACATCGCGGACACCTTCCAAGCACTGCATAAAGATAGACACACCGGCCATCGTTTACTCCCCGAGAACGTTCACGTTACCAATGCGGTCGCGCGCCTCGTAAGACTGCGGCACCTGATCAATTCTCCGATCCGAGTCCTTCGCCTCAAGCAGTGCTCGCTCCGCCAACTGCAAGCGTTCGATGCGATCCTTAGAGTCACGTTTCGTCAGGATCGCAAACGCCGACTCGCAGAGACGCTGATAGGCTGTCAGCATCGCATTCGTCTCCACGTCGATCGGATCGCTGACCGTGAACTTGACAGCCGAGATCGCGGCAGCGGGCGCAGCGTCCAATGTGCAGGACGTACCGTTCGAGGCGACCGACACGATGGTTCTCTCGTCCGTGTACGTGTTAGTCGTGTCACTAAGACCACCGAATACGTTATCGGGTTCGTTCGCGCTCGACCCAAAGCGAATAATGCACCCGACATGAGCCTGCGTGAAAGCACCCGTGGTGATGCTGCACGTTGTCGATCCGCCAGTGACCGTGACTGTGCCGGTTGAATACTTCTCAGTCACAAGCGGGCGTGGCGAGCGCTGGAAGTCGTAGCGAAACACGAGCGCCGAGTCCGGTGGCGGCAGGAACACCAGCGACATGTTGTTGATGTAATCGCTGTCTCCCGTCACGTAGGCGTACTCGGGATCTCCCGGTTCCGCAGAATCGGACACCGAATCGCGTGACGCCTGATCGGGAAACACCACGTCCAGTGCTTCGTCCTGGGTGACGTTCCAAAGCTGACCCATCGTCTTGAACCCGACAGGCAGCGGATACTCGTCGCGGTAGATCGAGTAGACCGTTAATGCCGCTACGTCCGCACCGGGATTCACGTTCGCGTCAAGCACGACGTGAGTTGAATCGACGTAGCTTTCAACGGGATAAGCCACGCCAGCAATGAGCAGTTTCCCGAATGCAGCCCACGATGGGAACGTTCCACCTGTCAGCGTGACGAGTCGCTCAGAGGCACCGCCTGTATGGTCATATGCGAGCGTTCCCGTTGCATACTTTGCAACCGTATTGATGTACCGCGTGCCGTTGTACATCGCCCACGCATGCGCCGTGTGCAACGAACGCAACGCCTCCTTTGCGGCGCGTTTCGCCATCCGCAACGGGCGACCTTCGCGCGCGTCGTTATACACGTCGAGAATATGCTCAACGATGTCTTGGTATGTCCAGATTTCGGTTGTTGCCATTACTGTGCCCTATGCTGATCTGGAACCGTTCCAACCATTCTCGCGCTGTCCACTGCCACACGCGCTGATATGCGGCCATCACCAGTCAACGCTGATGCGCGACGGCCATCACCAACTGCATACAACGGAACTGCTGGCGCTGCAGCAGCGCTCGCACTCCAATCTAACAACATCAGCACCGCAGGCAGCATTACGCGACCTCCACGTAGGTCACAGCCCAGATCACCGGGGTTGCCGCACCCAGATTGATCGCGAGTGCCTCGTTGACCGTGTCGGTCTGAAACCAGCCGCCTTGATTAAATGGCATCACCAATCCAGCAGGTCCACCGACGCCATCCATGTCGAGCGTGATCTTGTTCGTGCCGTCACCCAGCAACATGTAATCAGCGTTGTACAGGTAGAGCACCACTGCTGTGGCACTGGTGGCTAACAGCGAAAGAGCCAGCACGCGAATCTTCTTGTCCGTCACCGCTGCGATGATCGTGTTGGCACCCGAGGCCGTCGCAATCCCACTGAGCCGCTTGATCGTGCAGGCCGTCGTGCCATCGTAGGCTGCACTGGTTGATGCTTGGCTGATCACACCGCCAATCGTGTTGGTGCCCGCCGAGATGCTCGTCACGTCCACGTCGCCAATGTCCACGCCGCTATTTGCCGCGAGCTTGCCAATGGCCGCAGTTCCAGCAGGCAGTGATTCACCGAACTTGATGTCGCCAATGTACGTGGCGTCGGTGATGTTATTGGCGGGCACCATCGACAGCGAAGCAGCCATCGCCTGCATGCCCAAGTTGCCGGAGGGCAGGCTCACGATGTCAACATTGCCGATGTTGTTGTCGCCTGCGGGAAGTGCGTTGGTGATCGACGTGACCGCACCCACGGTCGTGACAGTGGCCAGCGTCTGTGCCGCAGCGACGTTGATTGTGCCGATGACCTTCGTCGTCTCGGCAGCCAGAGTGGCGTCTACTGTGAGCGATCCGCCGTTGTCGTCAACGCTCACCACGCCCGTGGAGTCGGTGGCCAGCGTCACACGCACGGCTGCGGCTTCCGTCCCTGCACCAATCGGTACAGACGCACCGCCTAGTTGCGTGATGTTGAACCCGGCACCACTGATGGCATTGTCGATGAGCTGCAAAGCTGTGACAGCCGGATCGTCACTCGCAAGCGTCATACGCTGTACGCCAGCCGCTACGGCACCCGCTCCACCTACGATCTGGGTAGCGGTCCAGGCACCCTCGCTGCCGCTGATGATGAGTTGGAAAACACCCGATGCGATCGCGGTGTCACCGGAGAATGTGAGCGAGGCCCCAACAAATGTGGAGCCGCCGACCCCGGCATTGCAAACGAAGTTGTCACTCATTTATCCACCTATGATTTTTGCGCCACCACCACCGCCTGCCGCAGTAATATTTCCGCTATCCGAGTCGAGTAGCATCGACATCCACGGAACATGCGTATTCGTCTCTGCAAATGATGGTGGCGCACCAGTTGCATCCGTCGTGTACGTCCGCTGCCATTCGCCAAGCCATAGACACGCCCGGCTATCTGCGTTGTCGTGGCACGTAGCATAACCGAGAGAGTAATAATTGGACGCATCACCCGCAGCACCTGAGTGACGGCATGTGATTCTGTACTGCGATGACTGGTCTAAAACGCGGCTCGCCGTAAATAATGCCATTGTCTGAACGGTCGATTGGATATTCCCGACTAGCACCACCTTGCTGGTGTCGATGAGAGTCGTGCCTTTGTAAAGTCGGAACTGAACGCCGCTCCCAGGCGACCCTACGATCCTTACATTGCCACACACGCCAGCAAGAACGAACTGCCCATTAGCGGGAGTCGTGAATAGAGCGCCGTCCTCTCGGTTGCTGTAAATCGCGTACGAGGCAGAACCTGACGACGATCCCGACAGCGGCATCCCACTAAAGCCATCCGAGTACTCAAGCCGCAGTGATCCGGTGCGATATCGCACACTCGTAGCCCACGCAGTGCCGGCATCCAGCGTTTGCACGGACTTCGTTGGACCAACAGACGAATAGTGACCGGTCGCATCGCTACACACTAGAAACGTAGGGTAGTTGCTGGCTGGTGTTCCTGTCGTGTTTTTGAGCACAATCCAATACTGCGCGCCACCCGTCAATGCGTAGCTGAGTCCAGTAAACTCGACCCAGGCCGCTCCGGTTGGGAGGGCCGTCACCGTGGAGGTGGATGCCAGTGACGTACCCGGCACACCGTTGCTATCGCTGAATATGTGGCACTCTAGGCCAGTCAGCGTCCCCGCCACAGCCGATGCGTACGCGAGCACCTTATTGAGCGTTGCGCCTCCAGGTGGCGCGAGAAACGCGATCCCCAGCCATGCGTTCGCAGAATTGAGAACGTATGACGTAGTAGACGGGTACTGAATAGCATGACTAGCAGGCCCAACCCAAATCTGATTGTGGTAGTGGTACCCGAATCCCACCTCACCCTCCCTCTCGCCCGGCGTGCCGGGGGTTCGTGTTATGCCGCCTTCAGTTCGTTGCGATACACTTCCACCACTGGCTGGTTCGGCGGCTCGTAGAGCACAACCGAAGCGACGTTACTTGCCAGCCATCGCGTGATTGTTCTCCAGTACGACAACTCCAGCAGTTCGCCTTTGCCACCCATGTGATACGACACAAACGGGACGATTGGCTTAGTGTGTGCGTACCGTCTTCCACACTCTTCGGCCATCAAGTCAGCACCGAGAAGCCACGATCTCGGGTTAGGCGTGCGTGGATACAATTCCGGGCACCACACGCCGAGCATGGATACGTCTACCGCATCAGTCCACGCTCGCCACCGTGCAATGCGTGATTCGAGCGTTGGCTTGGGAACGTCCATCGCCGCCATCGAACGCTGCACGCCCATCCACGATTCTGTTACCGGGCACCCGTAGATGCCGAGTCGCTCAGGCATGGCGAACGAGCGGACTGTTAAGTTGATTGCCTCCGGTGTCCGCCCGGGCAGTCGATGGTCCCAGCGTTCGCAATCGACGAAGATTGGCCCGATAAGCGGAAGTCGCTCTTTGGCAGCAGCAATCTTGTCCGCGTCTGGCTCGCCATCGCTGCCGCGAATTTGCCAATTTCGAACTGACTCAGCCCCGCCCCAATGGTAAATCTTCACTTCACCACCTTCATAATGCGGTGATCCATGCGGCCCATGAAGCGTGGCACAAACGAAAACGAGTGATCTCCAAATACGTGTGACTGAGCGTCCCATTCAGCCAGTGTTCTGCTTGTTCCCTCGTCATTCCAGTTGCTGCCAAACGCCGTTGTTTTGGAGTAGTAGTTGTTCCCGTAGAAGTTGATCGTTTGATTTACATCAACCACCTCTACGAGATCATCCGGCACAGTCTGGCCAGGATAGATATAGACCGCGTTTCCAGCGAAGATGCAGCCCGTTGAATGGACCAGCGCATCAGACTGGACGTAGAGGAAACGCGGAGACGATGCACTGCTGATAATGTAGGTGTTGCCGGTAACGACACAATCAGCCGCACCCTTCAAGTGATGAGCGGCCGTTCCGGTGAGGAACTCGGACACGTTGTGCGACTGAACGCCTCGCACCGTATCTTTGTGGATGTACCCAATGACAGCATATCGGACTCGGTTGTTCCATACTTCTATGTCATCGCCATCGCGCGCCATGATTCCGTGCAGCGATGTCGGTGCGGCCGGGCCGCGCACGTCGTTGTTGTAGATCAAGCCCGCGTCAGGGCCTGCACCGTACGTGTCGTGCCCAATACCGAGGATGATTCCCGCTGGCGAGTTGCAGCGACCCAGGTTGTCGTAGATGGCCGGAGCGGCGACGGCAGTGATGTTCGGATTGGCGATCGTGTAGAGCGAGCCGGATGCTGAGGCGTGCGTCGTCAAGTCCAGATTGCACCCGTGAATCTTCGCCGTGCCAATGTCGATCAGCAGGACACCATTGCAGTACCCGCTGTTGGTGGACGATACGATAGTCCCAGTGACTCCCGCAATGTCTGCCTCGGTGTTGGCGTGGTTGCCCTCAATAATCACGCCACCCCGGTTCGCGGCAATCGCACCCGTCATGGTCAGGTCGAGGCCATCCACAACAATCGAATCGCCGTCCGCACTGTTGTAAATGTACAGCCCAGCCCCAGTGCTGGCGCCGCCGTCCTGCATGTCGCAGTCCGTCATTCCAAGCAGAGCGCCGCTGACCGAGTAGATGCCGAAGACAGCAAACTTGATTCCAACTCTCGTGAGCGTTATCTGCCCAGCCTTGAATGTGCTGTCGATCCGCAGCGCGGCGGATGTTGAGGCTAGGCCATTAAAGATCACATCCGTCGCGGTCAGTGTTTTACCGGCCGCCCAAGTGATGCCAGAGGCACCGGCACCAGCTGCCAGCAGCGTGATTGTGGGTCGCCCGCTGGCGGTCGGATCTTTGAGGATGGTGATATTGTTGTCGATGTCGAATCGAGCATTGCATACTACGTCACCGTTGACGTAGACGGTATCGTCGCCGGACCACGTAAAACCTGCCCCGTTCACCGGGTTGAGCGAGGCCCACGGGGTGCCTTCCGAGCCATCGCCCGTCGTGTCATTGCCCGTTGCCGCATTCACATAGTACGTCGCCATGAAACTACGCCTCCCCGCTCCGCTTTAGCCACTCAAGCATCATGCCCAAGTCGCCGTTTTCCAACTTGTTAATTAGCCGAGCCGTCGCCCACTCCTCAAACAGTGGCAGCAGGTCCTCCTCACCCAGGTCAACTTTTTCGCCACTGGGTGTCTCGACTTTGATCCATAGGCTGCCGCCTCCTCGCGTCCAGATGTAGCCACGGCCGTCGCTTAGTGTTTGCCGACTGAACCCCATGTCTCACGCCTCCCCGATGATGCGTTCGATCGAATCACGATTTCCATCGATATGCTTTAAACAGTCACCGCACAAGCATTCTGTAAGAAGATCCATAACCTGATGCACTTGCGACTCATTCAGTCGCATTGCACGTAGCTTTCTTTCAAGCAGTGTTACTGCATCTTCTTTCATGTGTTTATTACCCTGCTCGATTCAACGCCACTTCCGTTTCGGTGCCAACCAGCTTGATCCATTTGATGCTGTGAATAGGCGGCAAGTCAAACAGACCTGCGGCAGCAGCCACGATCGACTTCTCAACACCGTCCACGTCGTAGCACTGTACGAACGTGCGGTTCCGTGGGTCCTCGTAATTGCACCCGTAGACGTTGATCGTCAGCGCGCCCGGAACCTGCACCGAAGCGCCTGCCCAGACACTTGCTTCCAGAACCACCGCGTCGGCCTCGGCATCCACAATGTATAGATCCGGTGTCGACTCACGCGTTATCTTCATCGCCACTTCTCGCTATTTGGTAGGTCCGAATTTGTCGACAGCCATGTCTCGCAGTTCCTTCCGTGATCGAGTCTTGAGTGACGGGTCTTGTCGCACCATGTTCGCCACGGAGGCGTTCACAAGGTCATTCGCGAGCGGGACGGTTTGCTCCCACGGATCGCGATCGGGTTGACGTGCTTCAACTTCGACAGCGCCGTTACACGCTGTCCCGCGACTTTCGCAGAGACGCTTGATGTACCCGCGTCCCATCGCTCGCGTGACGAATGCCTCGGGATCTCCCTTGAACCGTGCGAGTCCAGAGTGATACACCGCATCCGGCGAGGGCGTGAACCCATGTCGCTTGGCACCGGCAACTACCGACTTCAATTCGGTCGGTGACATTTGATCGGCCAGTCTCGGCATCCCTGCGAAGAACACGTCATCCGTCATGCACTGCGGGGGCCGCTGCATGGCCACCATCTCAGCGAACCGATGCGTCTGTCCACTCCTGCGCGCGAGCATGTAAACGGCCCCGCGCGTCGTTCCGAATGAGGTCAGCGCTTCGGCGGTGCGTGTGATCTCCATGCCTGCCGCGTCGGGAAACTCCTCGGTGATGTCCTCGGCGGTTGGGGGAGCGCACACGAGGTCAGCGTTGCCACGCCACTCGGGATGCTCCTCAAACCATTTGGTAAGTCGTACGTCCATTGCCATCATGCCTTACGGGGTGTTGGTTTCGCTGTTGGCTTCGGCTTAGCCTTGGCTTGTGCTTGTGCCAACTTCATTTTGAGCTGACCCATTTGCGCCTGTTGAGTCATATCGAGCTGGAACTTTTGGCGATCTTGAACTAAATTCATCACGTGAGCGGCTTGGTCCTGTGCCATTCCTGCGGCTGCCGCCTCGGCATCCATGTCCATCTGTTGTTGCTTGGTCGACAACTCAAGCGATGACTGAGCCTGTCGCGCCTGCAAATCCATTTGTTTGGCCTGCATGTCGATCTGCTTGCCTTGAAGATCTGCCTGGATCTTCTGCATCTCCATCTGCATCTTCTGCTGTTCCATCTCCTGAGCCGCTTGGTCTCCCTCAATGGGTTCCAGCATGGCTCCATCCAGATCGTCATCATGCAGCGTGGCCCATTTCTTCACGAGGTAGTTGTAGGCAGAGTAATTGCCTGTCTGTTGACCGTACTCCTGAGAAATCGGAGCGAAGTATTGCATCACCTGTTGGAAATTGGCGATGTCCCGATCGCGGTTCGGTCGGCGGATGCTCGACGCTTCGATCGTGTACTGCATCTGCCGCACGACACGCTCCACGTCGGTGGACATGATGTGCCGTTCCCAGAGGTAACGTCCGACTGGGCCGATCAAGCCTTCGACGCTCTCGCCATCCACAAACCACCGCGTGACGAATCCTTCGAGAGATGCGATGTGCGACTGCCACTCGACGACCTTCTTCTGCATGTGCTCGGGACGCACACCAACCGCGCGCTGCTTCGCCATCGTTTCTTCGGCGGTGCGGTTCTGCGTGCCGTTCTCGTTCCGTCCGTAGGCGAACTCGGTGAGCCCGACACGCTTGTCGAACATTTCGCTGACGAACTCGATGATGTGCCACAGGTCCGCACGGGATTCCGGCTGTTGAATGATCGACACGGCCTTGCGCACGTCATCCACCTGGACAGGTGTTGGGATGATCGTCTGGTCCAGCCCTTCGAGTAGGTACTTGCGGTAGTGCTCAAAGTGCGGACCTGAGACAGCCCAGAAGTCTCGGCTGCTGGTCCAGATGCGATTGGCGATCCATGGCACGAGGAAGTTGAGGAACTTCAGCTCACCCAAGCCTGGGGCCAGCGGAGGGATCGGCCACGCATGGTCCGGGTCGGGATAGAAGTCCAACACGGCGCAAGGCCAACGATCGTCTGTCCAGACCGGGACCGGCCAGGAGAACGCCTCGCGCACGTCATCGTCTTTGGCTTTCCGCAGGAACTCGCTGGAGCAGTTGAGCGGGTACGGAACGGAGGGAGCAATCGCGATGTAGGCGTAATCTCCGACCACGTCCTCTAAGTGCTCCTTGATGGCGGTATCCATGCCCGTCAGGCGGGCCCCGGCGCCAGTCTTGGACCAGATCTCGTACCAGACGACCATGTCGTTCGTGGTGCCTGCCACGCGGTGCATGGCCGCATCCTGATCACCACGTGACTCGCCATAGGACCATGCGCTTTCCAGGGATGATTTTCCCTTGAGCGAATTGGCTTCCAATTTGAAGCGACGTTCCACCGCCCAGTGCGGGTCAACGTGTCGCAATGAGATCCACTTGCCGTCATCGATCGACTTGTAGTCCGGGTCCGTCAGCAGGTTCTCGGGGCACTCACGGAAAGAACCGGTGACGGTCTTGCCTGACGACGGGAACTTGAACGGACGTGTGAATGTGACGCCACGGCCCTTGATTAGCGCGTCGAGGATCGCCAACTCGGAGTGCCCAGCTAAACCGCCTCCAGGTTGCTCACGCGGCGTGTAGTTGAGCCACGTGCCCATCAGATACGCCACAACGCGATCCTCGGCCTCTTCGTACTGCTGCCGCTGCTGGAGTGACTGATAGATGAGCTGAGCCTGCTGGTCCTGCTGGAACAGCTCGGGCGGGATTTCGAGCTTCTTCTTGGGTTCCACGTTCCGGTGTGGACACTCCCAAAACAGGTTCGGCCCGAACACGGCCACCAGCTCGAACGCCTTGTTGATGGTGATGCGGAACTTCGGCGCCTTGACGTTCTGCCAGATCTTCCGCGTGTAGGTCGAATCCCACATGGCAGCGGCAGACTTCGAGTAGAACGTCATGCACTCGTCGCTGAGTTCCTTCCAGCGCTTGCGCGACTCGGCAGCTTTTTCGAGCTTGCCGGTCCAGCCGCTAACAAGCGGTCGGAGGAACTCATGGTTTGCATCGCTAAAGTCCATCACTCACCTCGTGTGGCGGTCATTTCTTCGCGGCGGTTGCGGCCTGAGGCTGCATGACTGCCTGTTCACGCTCCACTTGCAGGAGCGCCGCTTCACGGCGTTCCAGTTCCTTCAGGTGCACCTCGCGGTGACTCTTGAGCGGCGTCTGACCGGGGATGTAATCCCACGCGCCGTTCTTCATCGTGATCGTGTTGTGCTTGTTCTTGTGCAGTTCGTGCGATCGGTGCAGGACCCCGTCCTTGAATTGCACGTGGGCATTGGGGCGGAAGATCGCGATCTTGACCTTGCCTGGTCCCTCTTGAAACGTCACCAGCGCGGCATAGACTCGGTCATCCTCATTGCGGTCGAACCACTGCACCGCGTGCCCGACCGGGGGAGTCGGAAGCGGAAATTCCTTGAGGGATTTCAGTTGTTCGAGTTGTTCTCGAATGGTCGACATGGAACTCTCCAAAGGTTGATGAACTACGCGGCTACGCTGCCGCTCCGGGGCCTAAATGGACATACTCGCCGCTTGCCTGTTCGGCGTGTTTCTTTAGCAACTGCATGGCCCGGCGATAAGCGGGGCTGCCTCCATGACTGCGGTAGGCATCGGGGTGCACATAGGCACTGCCTGTCGCGAACATCGTGTCAATGAACGCACACATGTACTCCAAAGACGCCATCGCATCATGCTTGCGGGGATTGGCTGGCTCATCCATGATCGTGTCTTCGCCGCCGACGAAGAGTTGCTTCTTGCGGTAGGTGTTGAACTCACGCTGCGTGCCGACCGTTCGGTTCTCCACGAACAGCAGTGTCGGCAGCCCCGTGCGCCGCATCTCCAGCATGTTGCGGACAGCGCGATAACGCTCGGGAGGAACGTTGCAACCGGGGATGAAAGCGTTGGGGCACATGCGCGCACGGAGTCCGTGAGCGGTGAATGACTCGGCGTACTTTTGGAAGATCGTCTTGTCTTCGCCAACGCGCGTCTGGCGTCCAATCTGCTGGTCCATGATGAAGGCTTCATAGTTGAAACCCTCGCAGATCTTCCGCAGTTCATTCGCCAGCATGTCGGAACTGTACTTCTGCACGATCAGTTCACGCTCGATGATCAGCAGGTTGTCGAACCGAATCTCTTCGACCTCGGGCGGCGGAATGACACCAAACGTGCAGGCGGTGCGCGTGTGCGAGGGGTCGATCGAGAGGTATCGGGTCCAAGTCTTCGGGAACTCGCCATCGCGGGTCAGGATGCGACGGAGGTACTCCTTGGCGGTCGTGACGGTCTCGGGGACTTCACCCGGAGGATACGGAGTCAGGAGGTGAGTCGCCGGGTAGTAGTCGTACATGTTGAGCGTGTCGAGAAGCAGCTCGCCACGGTCGCGGCGGGCGATCTCTTCGTCGGAACCCATGCGGCCCAAAGCACGTGTCTTGGCGGCTTTGTGCAGGTACGGGTTCTCGGACATGATCAACTGGTACGACGCGATGTCCGGGGACTCTTCGCCCGACTGCTCCTCGGCCCGGTCGAGCATGTCGCACAGCGCGTAGTTCTTGCTGTGCGGCCACACCGACCACATCAGCCAACCGTCCTTGTCCGTGAGGCGGTCTTGCCATTCCTTCAAGTGACCGGGGATCTGAATGTCTTCGTCGATCCAGATCCCGGCGACCGCATCGCCCTGCTTCGGATGCTTGGCGGAAGAGGGGTACGCACAGATCTTGGCGCCGTTTTTCAAGTAGACCGCCGAGAAGTTGTACGCACCCCTGTTTTCCCAGGTCCAGCCATCGACACCTTGGGTCGTGTCAATGAATCGCTCGGGGATCATGGGGCCTGCGGGCTGAGACTCAGAGAAACGGGAAGCATCGAAGTCATCAGCCGGGTTGTAGGTGCGCCAGATTCCGGTCATCTTGTCCTTGATGACTCGGAACAACCCAGGCTGAAAAAGTAGCCGGTACACCGTTTGACCGATATGATCTACGTCCCACCCCACCACCCAGTAGAGGAGGGGGTCTTTGGGGGTACTTACGACATACTTAAGTGGTATTTCCTTGTTGGCCGGATCAGTGATTGGGATGCCAAGTACGCGGGAAGCAAACTCAGCGACGACACCCACGCTTTTACCGCTTCGCTTGCCCCCGCGCAGGACCAACTCCCTTGCGTTGGAGTGATGGAATGGCAACTGGCGCGCGGGGCGATAGACCTTCAGCGCTTCCTTGGCGCGACGTTCTTCTTCGTCGGCCAGCGCTGCGAAGTCTGCCATTGGATCTCGTCGATCGAGCGCCATGATCAATCCCGCAAAGGCTGCTTTTCGTACGTTGGAAGTCCGGGGATCTCGGACAACGAGATCCCGTTCGACCGAATCAGCTCCACGAGCATCTGACGCCTGTGGGGGTCGCCAGCCGCATCGCTGAGCATCTGCATGAGCGCGAGTTCCTTCTTGACCCTCAACTGCTCATCCGACAGGTCCAGCACGTTCTCCTGATGCTGGAGCTTGTTCACGTCCATGACCAATTTCGCGATGCTGCGGAACTGGTCGAGGTTGGTTCTACTGCCAGGGTTCTTGGTGCACGCGGTACGGAGCTGATCCGACCACTCCTTGACGAACACCCGCATTCCCCCGAAGTCGTACATCAGCTCGGCCAGGAAACTCTCGATGTGTTCGAGAGGTTGCCGACCCGAGGCGACGGATGCGACCTCCTTGCTGAAGTTGTCACACAGCCTGCCACGTATCTCGTCCAGTTCCTTCTGTGCGACTCCCGAGCGGCACTTCGCACAGAGCGGATCAGTCAGGGTGTCGAAGTGGTCGAATGGCAGCCACATGTGACAGCCAGTGCATTCCACCTTTCCCTTGTCGCGCACGTCGGGGATGGGGAAGTCATGCTTCTCCCGCGCACGTGCGCGCTCGTCGTACTTGTACTTGGCTGGAGGCAGATCAAGCACTTCAGTTGTCGGAGGTGACGGCAGTTGCTCCACTGTCGGTATCCTCCTTCACCTTGCGGCGTTTCTTTTTCGCGGCCTGCTTTTTCAGTCCGGCGAAATAATCGTGCACGAGGAACATCCAGACGCACGAGCCGTTGACGACCATCGGCTGCATCCCGGCTTCCGCTAAGAACTCGGTGACAGCCTGGACGACTCCAGGGAACTCCATGCAGTAATCGTGACCGCACAACACGCCGTTCTTCGCCACGTGCGGGAGCCACGCGCGCAGGTCTTCTGCGATTCCGTCGTATTCGTGACGCGCGTCCAGGAACACGATGTCCACTTCCTGCGGTTCCATCGACCGAGCCACGTCCAGGCTGGCCCCCTTGAGGACCTTAATGTCTTCATCCAGCAAATTGCCGATGTTCTCACGGAACGTCTCAAACAGGTTGTCGTACCCGTACTGCTCGGCCCACGTTCCGGTGCTGTCTGTGGGAGTGCCTTCCCACGTGTCGATGCACCAAATGGTTCCACCCGCTTTGCCAAGCCCGTTGTGCAAGGCGATCGCCGACTCACCGACCCATGAACCGACTTCGACGATGCGGAGTGGCTGCGCGGGGCGTGTCTCTGCGACCATCGAAACGAGTTCTGTCAAGGCGTTGAGATCCAGCGGGGGAGTCATATTGCCAACCGACTTGACCGAACGAGGGCCGATCATCCGCTTGATCACGGGAAACGAAAACTTCTTCTCTTCCTGCGGGACGGCGTTCGCTTCCGTCGCTTCAATAGGTTCCTCGTTGAGATCCTTGAGAATCTGCTGAATCTCGGCGGGAAGTTCCTCATCCTCCTGCAACGCGGGAAACTCATGCGTGTCTTGCAGCACATCGGTGTAGTCGATCTCGTGCATCTCATCGCCGATCGACTTGCACTGCTCAACGGCTTCGAGGTAGTGCTCGTTGATCTGCTCCACGAAGATCTGCTCGGGCATCCCGACGCACTTGGGCTTGTAGTGCCCGGCCCACGCATCCCAGTTGCAGAACACGACGGGTTGCTTGTGCTTGACCAGCCCGGCGAGCTGAATCTCACGTGTGTTCGTCACGTCCTCAGTGGATGCTTTCTGCGTCTGCTCGCCGTCCGTAAATTCATAGAAGAACCACGACTGCAGGTTGAGCAATCGCTTGGCGCGGTCGAGCGTGATCTTGCCTTCCTTGAACTCGGTCAGGATCTGCTCCTGCGACTTCTGATGAACTGGCATCAGGTCGAACGAGTCCAGGGAATACATGATGCACCCGGTCGGCCCGGCTGCGATCGACTGAATCCCCCGCATCTGCGCCGCGTGCTCTCGCGAATACGCCTGGAACGTGATCTGCGGACGATCGTTGTCCGACTCGTTGGCTTCGCCGTGGAATACGTAGACGTTCTCGAATCCACCCTTGGTCGGATGGGGAGGCGGTCCACAATAAGGCGCGGCAACCACGGTAGGCAGACCTTTGAGCTTGCGCTCGTACAGGAAGTCAAACGACGTTTTCCAGAACGGTTTGGCCCACGGCTTGGCGCCAAGGTACAGATCAGGAACGTTGTCCGAATCGATCATCACGATCACGTCACAGTGGCGATCCTTCGCCATCCGCACTGACCGGTTGCGTTCCATCGTCAGCGGAATGTCACCGAACCGGTTCACTTCGATGCGACCGATTCGTTCGTCCTTGCTCATCTCCGAGATCGTCTTGGCGTACCACAGCGTGATCTCAGGCAACTGCATGCCGACGCTGCCGTTGCCTCCAAAGGCGTACATCGCAAAAAAAATGTCGAGCTTCATCGGAATCATGGAAGGTGTTCTCCACAACATCAAACAAACGGGGTTGACAATCGTGCAGGCTTACGACGCCTGCTCATCCTTGATTGCGAGCGCGGCGGTCGCACTGCCACACAGGACAGCCAATCGCCATGCTTCGCTATTCGCCAGCGCGGTGTTCGCGGCGAACTTGGTTGCCAAGCCAAGCCCGACTGCGTGGTTGCCCACGCCCGCACACAGCGCCTCATTGGTCGGTTGCTGAATCGTGCCGGTCCCGGCATCGATCACGGTTGCCAGATTCGCTCCAGCCGCCGCGTTGGCGCAACCGCTCTTGAGTCGATCCTTCGCGAAATCAGTGAGCGCCATCGTGTTCCCCTTACCTGCCCGAGCAGGAAATAGACGAGTGCGAGATCAGCATCGCCTCTCTGACTTTGCGGATCGCGTCCGACTGGTCGGCACACTGCGGCGTGTTCTGCAGAATGACCTGCGCGAACTGCTTGGCCGCATTGCGGATGGCCTCGTAAGGCTTCCGCTGTTCTTCCGTGACCCGGTGATACCGGAACCAGTTGTCGATTTTGACTTGGTCAATTGCCACTGTTTGGCCCTTGTATGAAAAACGGCTACCGAGGAGGCACCCCGGTAGCCGTCCCGTGCACACGGTCAACCCCGTTTCGTGGTCAAGCGCGGAGGCTTAGTCTTGGGCGATCAGTTCCAGATCGACCAAGAGATTCGGGGTGGCGGAACCACCGGTTTGTGCGGTCGTGCTGGCACTCAGTGCGCGCCCGATCCGATTCAAAATGATCGACACCGCGTTGGTGACGTTGGTCGTGACCACGAACGGCTGGATGCGTCCTGCCGTGGCGGCTTGGCTCGTGGCAGCGGTGAGCGACGTGAGAATGTCGCCTGCGCTGAACACGCACGTGGCATCCGCCGCGTTCGACTTGCGAACCAGAGCGGGCCCCTTGACCGCGAGCCAGAACAGGTCGTTCGACGGAACACCGGAACTTCCAATGAACTCGTCCACGACGCCCGCTATTTCCTGGTGATCGAGCGTGCAGTACCCGGCCACTCGCTTGTTGCGATAACCGGTTGCCCACGTGACGACCGCCTTCGAAGCAAGCGCGATGCCAGCGGCATTCCGCACCAGCATCATCAGAACGCGCTTCTGCGAGCGCACGGAGTTGATCCCGGTCGCGGTCGAGTCGCGGTCACTGAACCACTTCGCGATGCCTTCCAACTTGGACGCCTGACCGGTCGAAGTAAGCGTGCGGCCTGCGCCGCTCAAAAGCGTCTGCCCGCGCTGCGGGAGACCAGCAACAGTGTCTGCCATGATTCGTTATCCCCTGAACAATTCAATTGCGAACGTTGGGTGTATTGACGAAAGATCGTGCGGCGGCGCGCCGGATCG